ACGCGGAGTTCTCGCCATCTAGCCTGAAGTATGTAGCCGCTTGTGCTGCGTATCAGGGCCGCGACGGCACTTCGGCTGCTGCCGAGATGGGGACCAGAATTCACGAGGCTCTCGAAGTCTTTGATCCTTCTGCTCTCCATAATGAAGAGGAGCTAGCTATCTATGAGCAGATCGTAGAGATGGAGCAGGACTTCATGACTAACTTCGGCGACATCGCTGAGGAGCTAAACGAGATCCAAGTCGAAGTTGCCCTAGACGGCACTGAGACATGGGGAACTTGTGATCGCTTTCTGATCCTTAAAGGAGGTGACCGCGCCGTCATGGCAGATTACAAAACCGGAATCAGTATCATTGATCCGCCAGATAAGAACTGGCAGGCGAAAGCATACACATGCGGAGCCTTCCAGAAGTATCCTGAGATTCAGGAGATCGTCTTCGCGTTCTACGTGCCGCAACATAGCGCGACTCTTCACCACACGTTTACGCGAGACGATCTCCCTACTCTGGTCGAAGACCTTAGCCGTGTTATTACAGCAGGCGAAAAGATCCGACCGAAGTGGGAGTCTGGCACACCAGAGTTAGAGGAATGCACTCCAACGCAGTACTGTAGGTTCTGTAAGCATGAAGATACCTGTCCTGCATTAGGTGGACTCGTTATTAGCGTAGCTAAGAAACTAGATACCACGTTACCGGACATCGATCCTACTGACGTAGACAATCCAGCTAGACTCTCTGAGTTATTTAACATCGCGAAGATTGTTGAGAACTGGTCTATGTCTATTAAACGCAAAACACTCGATGCCCTTAAAGACGGCGATCAGCTTGATGGTCTTAAACTTCGCTCGATGGGACGAACTCGAAAGATCTCTGACAATGCTACTTTTGTAAAAATTGCAGAAAAACATGGAATAGATCTGGACACGTTACTCGATCAAGTTAATATCCCGCTCGCCAAGGTTGCCAAGAAAGCGGGAGCCGATAGCAAACAAACTTTCCTCGACGAATGCGAAGATGCAGGAATCGTAGAAACATCCGACGAGCGGCACTGTGTCGCGACTCAATAAACCAAACCAACAATAATTGATATTATGGCTAAAACCAAAACCCAAGAAGTCGTTGCTGCCGAGACCAATACTGGTCTTTCCACCAACGTAAGCGGAATCGAAATCGACGTAGAGGACATCGAGATTCCACGTATTAATGTCTGCCAGAAGATGTCTCAATCCGACGCCCCAGTTGGGTCGATTCTTTTCGACAAGACTTACGAGATCGCTCCACCGGACACTCCGGTTAAGACGATCACTGTCGCCGCTGTAAAAGGCTGGCGGGAGAATATCCCCTTTGATGAGGAGGACATCCCCCGTATCGCTTGGTCTAAATCTGAGTCTGACGCTATTGCAGCAGAGTCAGAGTGGGATATGACCGAGTTCGCCGAGATCACTCTCCTCATGCGTCAGCCTGAAGGTAGTGAAAACGACGAGGCGTTTCAGTTACCTATCGGCGACCACAACTATGCGTTGGGTAAGATTAATGTAGGTAAGAACGCATACCGTTCAACCTACAAGCGTCTTGCGACATTTGCCGCTCTTCAGTCTGGAATCCCTATTCATAGCAAAGTATGGAACTTCGTGTCTGAAGAACTTAGTAAGGGTAAATACACTTGGTTTAATCCGTCACTTACCGTGACTAAGGAAGAAGCTGATGAAGATGTTACCGCCTTTGTTAAAAACTTTCTTGGAGCGTAGTTATGACTGACGAAGAGAAAGAACAAAAAACCCGTGATCTCCTTCTCGAAGAGATCAAGATGCTCGACGGCATGATCGCTGAAGTCGAGGATCAGCTCTCCCAAGTCGGAGCCAACTTGAGAAAGTTGAGGGTAGTTCGGGAAGCACTCCAGCATGTTACTGGTGAGCAGACCGAGTTAGATTTGGACTCGTAATAATAGTAGTTAGAAGCAAGCCCGCCGCAGAGTTCCCAATCATTTTTCTTTGCGGTGGGCTTTTTCTGCTCACAAATAAACTTATATGATTACATACGCATTAGATTTTGAAACCTACTACGACAAGCATTGCTCTATCCGCAAGCTCGGCCCGTTAGGATACTTTTCCCATTACGACTTCGACGCCTATATGGTGAGCGTCGTTGGTGACGATGGATATGAATGGGTGGGTCACCCTGAAGATTTTGACTGGAACCTGCTTAACGGCAATATTGTCCTGTCCCATAACGCATCATTTGATGAAACACTTTACCTCTACGGCATCAACTATGGTTGGTGGCCTAAAGTAGAACCCGCAGAATGGCACTGCACCGCAGACATGGCTGCTGCTGTAGGTCTGCCAAGGTCATTGAAGAACTCAACTGCTGAAGCTTTCGACTTAGAGATCTCCAAATCTACCCGTGATAACATGTCAGGTAAGACGTGGACGGGCATGACTAAGGAGTTCCAGAAGGAAGTAGAGGAATATGCTATCAAGGACTCCGTTCTCTGCCTCCGTCTATGGAAGGCTTACGAGTCTAAGTGGTCTCAGTTTGAACGAGACATCAGCGTCGCAAACCGACGAATCGTTCAGAGAGGAATCCCTATTGACATCGACGCTCTCCGTAAAGCGAAAGAGACAATCAATGAACTCATCTTTGAAACTGAGAAGTCTATTCCTTGGGCTGATGAAAAGCCCTTACTTAGCCGTAAAGCATTCGACGAACATTGCATCAAGCTAGGCATCGAACCGCCCGCCTCTCTAGCTAAGACTGATGTCGATGCCCAGAGGTGGATACTGGCACACGGCCACAAATACAAATGGATCGAAGCTGTAACGAACTGGCGTCGCATAAACACGATCAAGAAAAAGCTAGATAGCTTCGATCATGCTACCATGCCAGACAACCGATACTATGGCGGCATCATGTATTTTGGCGGTCACACTGGTCGCTTCAGTGGTAGTGGCGGTAACCTCAATCTCCAGAATTTGCCGAGAGATGAGATGTTCGGAGTCAACATGCGTAACTTGATTACTGCTCCTGAAGGTAAGAAGCTAGTCGTTGTTGATCTCTCACAAATCGAAGTCCGCACTCTATGCTGGCTGTCCGGCGACCGAGAGACGATGGACGCAATCGAGAAATCGGACGACATCTACGAAGCGTTCGCAATCCAGTTCGGCTTGTGGTCTGGAGATAAAGGAGTCCTGAAGAAAGAAGACGCAAAGCTGAGGCACAAAGTTAAGGCTCTCGTATTAGGCTGCGGCTACGGGGCAGGTGCTAAACGGTTTGCTGAGATGTATGATATGCCCCAGCAAGAAGCCCAAGACGCTGTTGACCTCTACCGGAGGAAGCTCGCGAAGGTTCCCCGCTACTGGAAGAAACTGGACAAAGAAGTCGATAAAGCGTATAATGCTGGTCGCCTGTCTCTGACCCTCCCGTCAGGCAGATCTCTAAATTACGGGAATCTTCGAAAGACTCTGGCTCAAGGACGAGTCCAGTTCGTCTCCAGCATCAACCGGAATGGCCAGAAACGCATCATGAAACTATGGGGTGGAGTCCTCGCTGAGAATCTATCTCAGGCTTTGGCCAGAGATATTTTCAGTTTTATGATGTTAGAGATCGACAAGGCAGGCATAGATATTATCTTTCACGTTCATGATGAAGTAATCTGCGAGTGTGATGAAGATAAAGCCGAAGAGACCCTACAAAAAATTACCCAAATTATGTCCACTCCTCCTGAGTGGATTAGCGATATTCCTCTGGATGCAGAGGGAGAAATTCTAACCCAATACCAAAAATAATGACCTACAGATATTTACGTAACCTACGCAGCAGCAAAGCAGAGAAGACGAGTAAACTTCATAACCTAAAGCTATCTAAACCCCCATTTAAGAATAAGGCGGACTATCGAGAATGGTGTAGCAATAATACCACCGACCACGTCTTCTATGCGTGTGTTGAAGGGCGCGCCCCTTCCAAGAGAATCAGTAATGATAATCCCGTCCATAAAATTCACGGAGTAGTAGCTGACTACGACTCCCCAATTGATTGGGTTAGCTTTGAAAGTAAGCTAGAGAAAGTTTGTTTATCAAGCCCACTACCTACATGGTCCAGCCGAACTCAGAGCGGTTACCTACGATTGGTATGGGAGTTCGACGCACCTATCCCTATCGACCCATCAATGTATGAGTCGTTCATGAACTACATCAACAAAGCCATAAAGATGGATAAGTTGTTTGCTGGCTTTGACAAGACCTCGCTGAGGCCCAATCAATATTTTGAAATAGGTGAGGACTGGATTAAAACAGGAGGACAGGTTAATTCAGACATTATACATGCTTGCTTATCGAAAGCAGTTTCGTCGAAGCCTCCAGAGTCTTCTGACACATCGATCCCGTTAGACGTAGTCGCAGCAGAAGTTGAATCCCGATTCCCTAATCGCTGGTTCGGTGAATTTGAAGCAGGGTCCAGAGGTCCATTATTCTGGATAGACGACGGCATTGACCGAGATGGCTGTCAGGTTGTTGAAGACGGCATCGTCTGTTATTCAGACAGAGCGGGTAAAGGATTCATGAGCTGGTCAGAGATCTTTGGTAGTTCTTTCGTAAAAGACTACGAGACCAAGAAGCTAGCTAACCTACTCGACGAATATTGGTTCAATGGTAAGACCTTCTTCAAGCTTCTGTATGGTAACGCTGTTTCAATACCGAAGGAACAACTTCTTCTTGAACTACGTCAGGCGGGTTTCTCTGTCAGAGTAAGAAGAGGGAGAGCAATCAGTGAAGTAGAAGAAGCTCTCCTGACCGTCAGTAATAACAACCGGATTGATGAGATCGCTCCTGTTGTGTTCTCAAACGAACGCATTGTATCATATAACGCTAGCCGGATTCTCAACTGCTCTAATCTAGTTCCAGTTGACCCTGACTCCGACGGCGACCCATCGAAGTGGCCGTTCCTTCATCAATGGTTGAATCAGCTATTTGTGAATAGCTCTAAGAACTCAGCTTTAGATTACTTTTACTCTTGGATGCAGCGTTTCTACACTGCGGTTTTGGATAGGGTTCCTTTACAGGGACAAGCTTTGCTGCTGGTCGGGCCGACAGGTCGCGGCAAGTCGCTACTGTCGAACAAAATTATCAGCGGACTCGTGGGGGGTTTCTCTGATGCGTCTGACTATCTGTCTGGTCAGACGAAGTTCAACAAAGACTTAGGTAAGGTAGCGTCTTGGGTCATTGACGATACAACCTCAGCAGCAAGCTTTCAAGACCAGAGGCGCGCAACTGAACTACTCAAACGTGCGGTAGCCAATCCCAGAGTCGAGTATATGGCCAAGTATGCAGACGCTATGTCGATTCCTTGGACAGGACGAGTTATCTTGTCACTGAACATGGACGCCAACTCGCTGTCAGTGATCCCTTCTCTGGATACCAGTAATCGCGATAAGCTCATGGCCTTGTTGATTGCTGAATCATCTACAACATCGTTCCCACCTAACGCCCAGTTAGAGGCTACCATCGAACAAGAGCTACCGCACTTTGGTAAGTTCCTGCTCGACTGGAAAGTTCCCCAATCAGTTGAGGATGTTGGTCGGTTCGGTGTTAAGTCATACATCGACCCCACCATCGCAGACGCCGCTTACGACAATAGTAGTCGTAGCTCGATTGCAGAGTTAGTCGAGTTCTTCGCCAAGCGTTGCCGTGAAGTTTATCCTGACTTGGATCGGTGGAGCGGGACTCTCACTGAGTTTCAGGTAATGATCCACGATCTGAATAACGGTCGTGATGTTGGGTCTTCACGTAATCTGGAGTTCTGCCGAAGAGGCATGATAACTCTAGAAGAAGCAAGTCGTGTTAACAGAAAGATCCGCCCGATCACGTCCGAAGGACAAGGCGGCGGTAAATTATGGAGCATTGACCTGAGTGAGAAATACGATATAGGTTATCAAGCGGATGACAAACGAAGATCTTCAGATACGCCGACAGGAACTCTGCGGTGAGTTTTGGATGGATCTACGTGAAGCTATGGAGAAACTCGGAGGAGATCCGTCCATCATAGACGCTTATGTAGACGCTCCGCTAAGTGAGTTCGTAGACCTCGTAGCACCGAACGGAATAAGGCCCGTCTTTAAAAGGACGGGCCATATCCACCACAAAGAGCTACCGCCGGATGATGAGTGACTCAAAAGAATCAGGCCGACGAGTCCTCTTTATTTCGATGTTGTAGCCATCAGCCTTGAACCGAAACCCGTCTGCGTCCCTCTCGCCCTTCTTACTAAACCGTTTTTTGTGGATAATCGACTTCTTAGGCGACCATCCACAGAGCCACACCTTACGAAGGTTCTCGTGGACCCGCATGAAGAAGTATACGTCAGCTTCAAACTTACTGAACTTCGTCTTCACAACTGAGGCGTTGTAGTTAAGCATCGGCCTCGATGTGCATTTCTTAGCCTTAACGTCAACCGTCAGACCTTTGTATTCGTAGTCGTGGGTGAATGAATTATCGCCTACGTAATCGAACTGCTTGAAAGTATTCTCAAATGCTACCTCACCAAGAAAGCCCGTCATGTTACCCTTACCGTTGGTAAAAGAAGTTCTGAGACTACCTAGAGCTTCAGATCTTTTGAAGGCTTCGGCAACATCGTCAGGCGTTGGTTTGTAGATTATGAAACGACTCATGATTTGCGCTTGCGCGCTTTTTTTCGTGCCTTCTTTAGAAGCCTTTTCTTACTCCTATATCTTGCGGTCTTCTCCGCGATCTTCTTTGGCTGCTTGACGTGCTGCTTACCCGCCTTCATCCCTTTCCGCTTCTTGCGGCTAGTGCGAGCATACTCTTCGTCAGTCAAAGCTTCCCGCGCAGCCTTTGGCAAATACCGCTCACCTGTCTTCAAAGACGGCTTACCGGATTTGGTTCCCCATTTCTCTCGTGTCCAATTATCGAGAGACCTCTGTGAAGCTTTCTTAGGCATTAGTAACCGGAGCGTTTGCGGATGATCTTTTTAGCCTTCTTCTTAGTAGAAGACTTAGTCGATGATTTACTTGCTGGCTTTGCGTGTCCGTATCCTTTTTTCTTCATAGCTAAGTGTTGTTCGTAGGTGTTCGCTTTATAGCCCTTACCGGACTTATCATACATCATGTGTGGTTTGAATTTTTTCATTAGTCTCTGTAGCCTCCTCCTGCTTTTTTGTATCGTGCTGCTAGTAGCTGCGCTTTGCGGGCTGACCACTGGCCAGCTTTACCGCCTTTTGTTCCGGCTTTGATTGAGTTAAATAAACGCTTACGCATTGCGGGCTTAGTGTAGTTGCCCGCCTCGTTGACGCGAGACTTAGACTTCTTACGTTTGACTTTCTTGAGGGCTTTTCTTTTACTCATTATTTTAAGCGTTTAAGGATTCGTTCGTAAGCCGGAAAGAAAACTTCGTCGATGCAGCGGATACAGGCTTCTTCCTGAAAGCTCTCGCAGAACGAGATGCCAGAGATATGGAAGGCGGCGTGTAACATTTCATGACGTAAGGTTGGTATGATTTGATTTTCTGGTAGTTTCTTATGTAACTGGATTATTCGTTTTTCGTGTAAGTATTGTCCGTAGCAATCATCTAACTCAGTCCTATGAATCTTGATCCGCTGACCAGCGATCATGACTGACTTTAATTTTTTCACTTATCTGGCAATTCCTCATGCGTTGTTAAAGTATTCGACAATCGCCTCAGCGTAAACGCTCGCTAGTAAGGCGTGTTTGTTTTCAAATAGAACCCATTCCTTCGGGCTGCTGCCGAAGAAAGGCTCGCATATCACGGCAGGTGGTGGGACGCTCCTCAAGAACGACACGCCACGCTGACCTGATCCGACTGCCTTGACTCCGCGATCCTTTTGAACCTTAAAGGTTTCGCTATGGGCTTTAAGAAAACAGTTCGCGAGTCTCTTACCATTCTGGCTACCCTCATAGTGGAGGTATTCGTAGCCTTCTGCTTTCGAGCTTGAGTAGCTGTTGAAGTGTAGCTCAATCGCGATGTCACACTTCTCTTTGCCGACGCTCTGACCTAACCAATCCATCGCACGGCTGTAGCTCTCTGACGGGTAGTCATCGAACACAACAGACTGGATTCCTTGGTGGCGTAGGTGGTTCTGCAAAAGATCAGCGACCTCTTTGTTGTAGCACCACTCATTTACACCACCGACAGAACTCGCACCTTTATCGCCGATCCGGCTGTGGCCGACACAAATGGCGACTTTCTTGAGCTTCTTTACCTTCTTACGTTTAGCAGCTTTAGCCGCTCTGTAGGCGGCTATCAATTCGAGAATCTTGTCGAGTATTTCGCTTGGCTTCATTTCGCGATAATAATGGCGCGTCGGTAGCTGTAATCGCTGTGAAACTTCTGGCCATCACCGACGAAGATGCCTTCCTTAAACTGATACTCAGCCCCTTCAATTAAGGTCACTGTTGGTGGATCGTAGAGCGCACTTCTGTTCAAAGCGGAGGCGTCGCGATAACCTTTCGATACGCAGCTTGGCAGCAGGAGAGCCGTCAGCAGCGAGATCGTCGATTTCATCTTCCAGTTCATAAATGAATTTTCTCCGTTTCCAGTTCAACGTAGCGACATACGCTTTGATCAGCTCAGTGAGCAGCTTAATCACTTGTCCTTAGCCTTGAAGACATTAAGCGCGAGCCAGTCTACAACCTTATACGCCTTGCCGATAAAGGTATCATCCTTCGGTGTAGGGGTAAGGGCGGCGATTGCTGACGCGGCTGCGATGACGGCGGTGACGATTCCGAAGAGTTCGTCTTTGTTTTCTAATATGTAATCAATCATTTCTTACGATTTTTGAATTTTTCAACTGCTGTTATAGCAGAGAGGACGGCGATAATCAATCCGAGAAAAGTCGAGATAAGTTGGATGCCCATATCCAAATCTTCCGGTAAGGTTGACATGAAAGCGATAGCAGATCCAACGATACCGGATATAGGGTGTGTGATGTGTTGAAACATTAGAGTTCAGTAGGTGCTGGTTTTAATGATAAGAATGTCTGCTCAGTAAGTTCTTCGACTGATCCAGCATTAATCGGGCCTTCTAGCATCTGGTCGTCGGCTTCAGTGAACCGCCAGCAGTCAATCGCGATGAGCTTGCCGGAACCATCAGTAGCATCAGAGAGCTGTTCGACCGGAGGCAATCCGGTTAAAGTCGTTCCTTGCTTATTGGGATAACCACGAGACTGGTCTACTCCGGCTGCGAGGGCGGTGTAGACATCTGGCTGACATACATAATACCGAAAGCCAGTATCGGCCCTCGACTGTTCAATCTCTGTAAGTGGTTGTTCTTCGTCCATTATTCAGGTTCTACGAATTCTAGAAAATCATCTAACTCATCGAGTGCCTCTAGGTCTTCCTCAATCGGTGGCTCCCAGCGTAGTCGCTGAAGGTAAGTGTCGAGGTTGATTTCCTCAATGCCATCTAACTCGAAGTCGTCTGTCGGGAGAATACCAGATTTCTTGACGCAGTAAAGGCGGTCTGCGCCAGTCTCTGGGTCTAAGAACAAGTCAGCCCAAAGAGCTAGCCACCGCTCAGTGCCGTCACCGTCAGGTAAACCTCGGGCTTCGTTACCGGATGCTGTGAGTGTCTCGTAGGATTGCTCGTTGGAGAACCGGAAGAATCTATGGGTTTCGTCGTTCATTAGTTAAGGTCTTCTAGTGGTGGAAAGAAGTCAGAGATGTTATCAACGGTAGGTGCGTCCTCTTCGCCTTCGATTAGCTGATAACCGCTGTGCTTCAAGATAGCAAACTGGTCGCCGTCTTGATGCTCAATAACATCAGCCCAGCGAACCGTTGTGGTTCCGTCATAGTTTTCACCAGCGACAATCTTATCGTTGTAAGCGTCGAGTGTCTCTCGGTCTGTAGATGTATAATACATTAGCTGTAGATGTCGAAGTGGTCGTTGATGTTTTTCTCAATGCCTGTGCGGTTTGCTGACTGGTTATTTCCAAAGACAATAACTTCCATTAAAGGGGCGTCTGAGAAATTTGAACCACCTTGCAGGACGTTAAACATATTCTGGCCTATATCAACTTGCGCTTCAGATGCAGTTCCTAATGATGCTCCGTTCCCAAAGACTTCTTGCGTGTTCCCTGCAACTTGGAACGAGGTGACATTACGCCCTGTTTGAGTAGGGTAACCAACAGTACCTAGTGTAATATACGACATCGATGAACTCGTAAGATACAGCCTTGGGATTGCACCAACGATTCCCATAGTTAAATCATCCTCATAAGCAGCAGTAACCAAAAAGTCCGAACTGTCTATCTCATCAGTAAGCGTTGGGTGGAACAAAGTGTCATCTACGCCGTCACCAATGATTGCTGGGTTGTTCGCTGAGTCAGTCACCAGCGTGCCAGCATCGACAATCTTTGGCTGTGCGCTTGCGCTGGACTGTGAGCTATCCCGTCCGTTTGAACTCTGGTCATACCATGTGGTGACGTGGCCGTCGGCTGTGAGTTGGGTTAATTGGACATCTTTAAGATAAAACACATCGCCGCTTGTAGCTGAGGAATCGTGATACCAGTAAAGCTTTTCTGCGCCTGATGTCGCTGGGTTTGTATAAGAATTTACCGTCACAGTCACCCACTGGTCTAACGTGTTGATTGACTCAGTCATCCATTCATTTGCTGGAACATAACCAAATCTGAACTTCAGAGCATTTAAAGATGTGTTACTTGATGGGATGTAAACCTTAGCGGTGAAGCGATAAGCTAACCCATTAACAGCACCCACAGCTTTATAGCCGTAATTGTTGCTTACGTTTGTTATTTTTAAAGCCCCAGTAACTCCTGACACAGACTGATTGTATGCGTAAGTATTACCGCCATCAGAACTCCAACTATCTGTGCCAGAGCTAAAGTCTGAAGTGTAACGGTTGTATTCCGTATTCACCCAGCTCGTCAACGTCCCATCGCTAACCTCAGATGCCGTGAAGTCACTTGTAGCACCATCACTTGAGCGTCGCACATTGACGACATTCGGGTCAGCATCAGCGTCAAACGAACGAAGACTGTAAGCGGCTGCTGGAGCCAAGTCTAGGATGTTAGGAATAACAAGCACTCCATTGATAAACACCTCCCAACCTTTGCCGGAGAGACTGTCGATTGCGGAGTTCGTCGCGGCACTGAGTGAGCCAGTGGCTACGTTGTAGTCGATGTCGATGCCAGCGTCAGTGATTGCAGCGGAACCAGAATTTCCGTCAACTGTGGCAAATTGATTACTTGCATCTATGCCTCGGAGTATATTGCCAACCGAATCAGCGGTGAGGGCCGTACAGCCGTCCCATGTGCTATTGAAACATTGACCTTGAATGACGCTCGGATTCCAATTGGCGAAAACATTGTAAGAAAAATCGGTTAGCTGGTCGCAATCTTTCCAAGCCCGTCGCATCCTCTTTGCATTAACGCCTGTTATTGGTGTGGAAAATGAAGTCAGATTGGTGCCGTGCCATGCGTCTAAGAACTGACTACCTTTGCTCAAATCAATGTCAGCAGGGAAACTTGTAAGCCCACTGTCTCGCCATGCGCTCGTAAAGTTCACATTCTGTGCGCTCGTGCCTAGCTTTGCGTCTTGCGGGAATGACGTGAGTGCCGAGCAGTATTGAAATGCTGACGTGAAATCAGAACAGCTACTAATGTCTATATCTCCAAATGAGCTTAATGACGTGCATGAATTCCAAGCATACGAGCAATTTGTGGCTGTGGGCAACGGTGTGCTAAACGAAGTGAGTCCACTAGACTGCCATGCGGCAGCAAAGTTCACATTGCTTGCGCTCGTGCCGAGCTTTGCGCCCGCCGGAAATGATTGAAGTGACGAGCAGTTTTGCCATGTAGACGTGAAGTCATTTCCGTTTCTTATGTCAAGCGGGGGGAAGCTATTAAGTGACGAGCATGAAAACCATGTAAATCTTAGAGATGTTGCACTTGAAACGTTTATAGAATTAAACTCAACAATGTCTGACCTCCCGTAAAAATAAAGTGCTATTGACGATGATGTCGTGCCGTCTGAGGAACCTCGGTCAATTAAGAGCTTCCGCGCCGATTCAATGTCAGCACCGGTTGCGCTTTCTGGTAAAAGTAGCATTCCGTATGAATCTCCGGTCTGGCGAAATATTGCGTTTCCTACATTTCCAAGGTTACCCAAAAGATTCAGCTCAGTGACCGCATTGGCATTCACGCGATACGCAAAGGTTCCGAGTGATGTCCCTACGACCTGCCAGCCAGCTTGGCCTCCTGACAGTGGACTTGCAACCACAAGGTGGTCAGCGTTGTCGTTAAATGTAACCTTGTAGCCATCCCGTGTCGGCTGGTCGTTGACTGTAGATTGGCTAACAGAAGCGTTAAGTGTATTATCTGAACCAACAATATTACCATTCCAATAGCTCACAAAGGCAGCAGGAGAAACAATAGGGAAAATCTGCGGGTCAAAGAAGTAGTAGCCAAAGCCGTCCTTTAGGTCGAACACGTTGTTCCGGTTATTAATATAATTACGAACAGAGTCAGCTTGGGCATCGGTGATGGTCGCAGGGAAGAGTGCAAGGTATTCTAGGTCGATGGCGGCGTTTTCCACAGTTGTCCCCTCATCTTTCCCGATGTTAAACTCTTGAGCTTCTAAAGCTAATGTGTCTGTTTTAGATTGGAAATCAGCACCGTTTACTAAACTTGATTGTGCGCTGTTAGTGACTTTAACTTGGTGTAGAATATCGCCATTTTCGTCATCAAACAAATCTGGGTGAGAAGTCTCGCTTCCAGAAACAACAGCATAGGCTAAGTCTCCTGTAGTTGTGACTTGTGCGCTAAAAATATTACCTGTCGTATTATAATCAAAACCACCAGTTTTATTGACTGTAAACACTCGGCCCCATGAGTCACCGCCACTTCCCAACACACTAAACGCCGCGAACATATAAGCACCATCAGTTATCGTCTGGTCGAATAACCCTTTGAACCCATCATCAGCACCATCGAACCGAAGCACTGGCTTCTTGATAATCGTCGCTGGGTCGTTGCCGGCTTGGTTGATTGTTACCACTTGGCCGGAGCCGCATTTGAACTTGGTGTCACCGTGGCGCACGTTGGTGGCCGTGAAGTCTACGTCTAGGACTGGTGTGCCGCTCTGAGTTGCGTTGTTCCAAACTTTTGCTCCCGAGACTTTTCCGAGCGTTGTGCTTGTAAGATTAGCTGAACCAATGGCCAACGGTTGGGTAACATTAGTCAACACACCGCTGCCACCGCCGAAATTATACGGAACGGATACCCATGTTGCACCATCGTTTAACGAGTAGAAAAATGTAAACACTGACCCCGCACGAACTGCACGAATGCTTGCCGTTGTTTTATCCGGTAAACCAGTAGGGTCACTAAATACAGATGAAACGCCACTCATGTCTAAGCGAAAGGAGCCAGAGGTGTGAACCGAGAACTGCCAACTACTACCTTTTGCAAGCGTAGTTACTTGAGTTGAAGGAGTCCAGTCAGGGAGGTAAAGGTTATCAACTTGAAGAGTGAAGTCACCAAAGCCGTCAAGGTTTGCAGCATCTGGAACATTGGCATCGTTACCGCTAACACCAGAGAGATACAGATAGCCTTTACCATTGGCATCCAGCGGCAACGCTTTAGGCTGGTTTAGGGCCACGTCTTGTTTCGCATCGCCGCCCTTTTGTGAACCGCGAGCCAAGTTGCGAAGAACCGGAACTGGCTCAAGGAAGTCAGCGGTGGTCAGGGCTTCTGCTAGAACATCTCCAGATGTCGCTGGGCTGGTCAGGGTGGATAGATTGAGTGCCATTTGTTATAGAGAGTCTGAGTGATAAGGCCAGTAGATGAGACGCTTGATGTGGCCGTTGAGCTTATTGGCGTCCCCTTGGTTATAGCGCGTCCCGATGTTCATTCTATTAATCGAAGTAGCAATAGACACACTTGTATCAGTGATAACGCTTCCTCCGTTTAGTGAGCCTTGGACATTGTTAGTTTTATAACTAAGTGCGATTCTGTTTAATGTGTTAGCGGATGGTCTAGTGCCAATACTAAAATCTGCTTGTGTGGACCCACTTGTTTTAACAAATCCTCTTACTGAAGTTGTGGCGTTATAAAGAATAATTCGATTATTATCACCGTTATCGACGCTAACAATAAAAGGCTGACCGTCTGATAACCTAGTATTACTCTCAGCATAAAACGTCCCCTCGCTCTGGTTGTAAAAGTCCGTAAAGTCACTGCCGGTTATCACAAGGTCATCAGCGGGTCGCGTTCTTGCTGCGGCATCACCGCCTGATGTCGGTATATAGGACGTGGCGACACTTCCGGCCTCGACTTGCGCTCCCCATAGGTAAACAGTCGCTGTGTCAGGGACGTTAGGTATTCCATAACCATCTCTTAAACCAATCTGTAAAGAGCCACCTGTGTCCGTTTGTTCTATCCGTGTCCATTCTGTTGTAACATCATATGCTACCCAACTACTTGAGTTCCGGATGACAATCCTTTGGTTTGTGTCGGCTTTAATAAACAGGCTTGCAGTGTTTTGTTGAGAAGGGAAAGCGTCAGAAAGAATGCTGTAATTAGATGGGTCATCTGCTGCACCTTTATTGAAAACAACCTTGTCAGCACTCTGTGTCCCATCAGGAGCGATTGTGTCATTAGATGTTATAGCTGGAGCTACACCAGTTCCCCCGCTTTGTTTATCCCAAGAAGATTGACTAAAGTCTTCACTGTAAGTAACCAAGTTCGTCGCACTCGGCTCCACCAGTATCATCGGCACACGCGGCCCGTAGGTTGCGCTGGCGATAAACTTCGGGCTTCCCGTTGTATTCGCCACGAAGGAACTTGCGGTTGTGCCTTCTTCAAGCTGTGGTCCCCAAATAAGATAAGATGAAGCAGGAGTGGAAGAACCGTTTGTAAAAATAACAAAACTGTGAGTCGTTGCTGTTGCTGTTATGGTGTAGCTTGCTCGCTCCCAATTATCTGTCGGTGTAAAACCTATACCGCCAGAAAGTCCTGTAAAATGAGTGGCCTGCTGAATCTGTGAAGTCCCGTCGGATTTAACATAAAAGCTAGCAGTGTATTGCTGCCCAATAGTCAATCCTTCTATAGTCTCAACGATTTGAGGGTAGGAACCTCCGTTTGATACAATTCTGGTGGCTTCCTGCTCTCCATTCGGAGCAGTGTCATAATTGTAAACCGGATTGCCCATCTGCGAGCTAAAGGACCAATATGCTTGGTTAAACTCAGTATTGATAAACCGCTGAAACTTCGTCGGAGTCAACTCGGCTCCCTGTGTCTGGTCAACGCGCACCGTGTTCGGAGTAGCCGATTGGATCAAACCATCAGCATCCGTATACGTAGCAACACCAGCTCGCGTTGCCGTAATCACATCCAACGTCGATGGAACCGACGGATCAAGGTCCAGCGTAGGGTTCTCAAACGTCCCGATCATACTCGACTGTGTGTCGAATAAAAGATACGGGTCCAAGGATAAGGGGTTGAAGGGAATTACCCCACCCTTAGTAATACCTAAGCCGAGACCGAGACGTGACATGCCGGATTATACTTGTTTGTATGCTAGAACCTTACCTGAACTCAGAGTGAAGGCAGTAATCTGACCGTAAATAACCGTTCCCGCAGAAATGGCAAATCCGGTTAACGCTCCTTCTAACTCAGGCCAAGTCAGAGCCGAGAACGTAGCATCCTCAAGGATCTGCAAAGCGCAGAACTCACCAGTGGTGGCGGAGGTGTCTGTAACGATCTTAGCCCCACGTTGTCCGAAGGTTTGTTTGTCGATGTTGTTAGTCATGAATTAAATAATGTTTGGGATGTGGAAATTGTTTCCGGCTGGTTTAACTGTGAGTTTTGGCTTCGCGGCTCCTCTGGCAGCGTCGAGTTCTTCGTCCAGAAGCTTTTGACAGATCGTCCAGTGGTATTGGGCGCGTTCCAAATCGGCATTGTCCTCTGCCAGCATGCCTAAAAGACCATGCTTAATAGCGTTCAGGTTGCCTAAGTGTAAAATGTCATCCTGAGTCAGGACTGGTTGCCACGCCCGTTTGAGCAGCAATTTGACGTTCTTGGTAGAGGAATCACTGTTGTGGAACCGGAATCGACGGTAGCGAGCTACGCCGTCGCCTTTGACTACAGCTAGTGTTGTCTCTGTGTTATCCACTGAATAGTGACCGTAAACACGGACTTCTTCAGGAATATCAGCGAAACTAATGGACTTTATACTAACAGCCCCTGCACTAGTAGTAAGAGGGGTGCTTCCTCCTGCTAAATCAAACGTATGGGTGACTACTGAGTCTTCCCCAACTTCTGAGTCCCCATTCACACCATAAACTACCGTAATTGATCCAGTCGTAGGTAAGTTAGTGTTTGGTTGAATTGGGGCTACTCGTATACTGTAAATATCAGTAACTACTTTATGAACTAAATCCTCTTTAGCCTCGTGGAAACCATCGTCCACAACACCGAAAATTGGCGCAGGACCGCCACTGGCGTAGCCAGAAATACGATAATCATGCCACTGAGACTGTGTATCTACCGGAGAATTCTGCAACATTGCGCCTAAAAGGCTCTCAGAATGCTCCGGTAACGAGAAATACTTGTTCGTAGTCTCAATAGACCAGTCATACAGCAGATCCCGCCACATCCCCATCGCGTAGATTCGGGGCATGACCATGTTCAATTTCGCCACGATATCCTCATCGGGGCGGACATAGTCAGATAAGGCTTTGGTCACCGCCTTGACAGTCAACGCTGGCATAGGCCGAATATACGGGGTTTAGGTGGTCAAGTCAATCACTGAGAAATAGGCTTCTTCTACCGCTGATCCTTCCATATCCCTAAGAAATCAGCGTAATCCATCAGTCGCTCCTTGCCGCCTCCGACAAGGTGCAAGATATGGTTGTTGGCTAAAGTCCATTGGCGGTCGTTCACGTTACGTTGATTATATTCCTCACCGATCCAAGTAATGTCAATACCAGCCTCTGCCGTCCGCATATTCAAGAAATCTTGGTCGTATCCCATCTCGTCAGGGTATGGTGGGTCGAAGTTTAGGGAGCGGAGGGCGTCCAAACGGAACAGTAATACCCCTGCGTTGAAGTAGGGGTCGTCAATGCTGGAGACGTTCTCCGTGCTGTCAGGGTAGTGTTTGGCGACCCACTTCTTATACCTATCGTCTTTCGTTGTCCACGCTTGATCTAGAGCGCACACTAGGTCGCCTCTCGTTTCAAACAGATTGGGGCAGCTCGGTAGAACCAAGACATCGCAGTCCAACACTAACACTTCCTTGTAATAGTCCTGCTCTCGAAAACGCTTCAGAAAGTCAACGAAAGCCCAGACGGGGTTGCCTCTATACGGCTTACGCGACTCTTCAGGGAACCACTTCACCTCATGAAAGTCAGCCCCTACTTTACTCGCATAGTCCCGCATGGAGGCTACAGACGCGTCCACCCAAGGCATACCTCCAATAGCAAATGTAACAATAAGTCTCATCGTCTAAACAGCTTTACAAAAGCGGTTACTGTTTGTCCACTCTTCATTTACACTACCAAAATTTAGTTTCAAGTGTCTTCCCGCTTATATTCGACGAACCAGCTCTCTGGCCGACAACCCACTCTTTCGGGCAGTAAACTGGCCAATCCTTACGGCGGTGGGCTAATTCAAGCTGGTGGTCGATGTGCTTGTTAGTATTCCGGTAGTCCGTCGCATACGAGATATGCCGATAAAAGTGCGTGAATGTAGGCTGGTTAACAGCGTATGCGTGTGTCCTGTTAATTGAGTTCCCAACAATTACGTTAGGGAACTCAGTAGGTGTAGGGTCGCGGCGGTGTTGGCCACCTAAATAAATCTGCCCCCAATCCTTTGGCACTGTTTCCATAAAGTTATTTAAGTTCTCCAAAGCATCTTCTTTGAAGATCACGTCGTCTTCCAACACCAATACGTTCATGAGGTTTGGGTTTCCGTTATCGTCTCTGTCGTGAATTACGTCTTCTAGAATCCTTTGGTGCGAACGCAGACAACCCCACGCACCTCTGCCAGATCCCCAGTCAGCCGGACACGTTGTCCAGTCGCCAATTATAGCAGGATAATAATGAACCCAGTCATTATTAGCCATTCCGGTTTCTTCCAGATGCTTCTTCGTCTCTTCAAGACGATCCGGCCTATGGGCGCAGTTGATCACGTAAACGCGGTCAAACCAGTCAGTTAGGTTCTTCATGGGTTTCCTTCTCCTTCGGACACAGAGGAAAAACTTTTAGCGGAGCCGGATGAAGATGAGGATGAAGAAGACGGAGGGGGTGGGAAACCAACTCTAATCACATAGTTCGCCTTCTGAGGAGCCATGTATATGTAGTCTCCTTCAGTTACACCGTAAGAATACCACGAATCAGTGGCGGTATTCGTCTTAGATCCCGACCCTGCAAGTTCTGAAGAGATCTCCTTATACCCTATTTGATCCGTCGCTGGGTCGATCCAGAATATGTAAGGTATCTCATAGGGAACAGAATAGATGGTTCCGTCTGGACCTAGAACAGACGAGAACGACTTCATTTTGAAAGTCGTAACTGGATCAGAAGGATCGTAAGTGTGTGTAGTCTTAGCAATCCGTAAGGCTGAAGGAAGTTGGATTTCAGTCGCGGAGTCATCCGACGGGTCTATCTTCAGGATAGCATTACCATGCCTTGGGAAGCAATAGATGCATCCATTTGAAGGGGCATAGGTTCCGCCGGAATATTTGTTCCAATAGGCGTGGTTAAGCCAGATGTTTCGGTGGTAAGAACCCGTATAATAAGGCTCGTTACCCGTCAGAAGATCTGAACCTAATGTAATACTGTCATTAGAAGGGTTAAGGATAGCGATACGATCCGCTCCATAAGGTGTGAGATATACTTTTCCGTTTGGAGCTTTCGTGGCACCAAAGTATGAATCATACATCCACTTTAGATCACTATCTAGTTCTTCACTCCAGCTCGGCGTGTTACTTGAACCAGCTCTGTAATAATAAATACCTCCAGTTCGCGATGGAGTAAAACTCAATAACGTCTGTGAGAAAGAAGTTAGGTTGAACTTAGAAATGAATGGGTTGGCGTAGGTGGAGACATTCCTAGAATAAATACTGCCGTATATGTGACCATTAGCTTCAGCCCCTCCTCGTATATTGGTGTGGGTTAGACTGCTTGAGGGTCTAGCCGTAATTACAGGTGTAGAACCTGTTCCATCAATCTCTAGATAATTAAAAGCGGAATGGGGGTTAGCATATATTTTTCCGTTACTAGCAGTAAAAGAATCCACATACTTCTGGTTTCCGCTCCCAGTTACTGGATTTACTATTTCGCTGGTCGTATCATCTGAGGGGTCTATGACTAGGATATTACTAGAAATATAAGGGGTAGCGTAGAGCTTGCTACCACTCTTCGCGATTCCCCGCCATTTAAGATTACCAGAATCCCCTAAGTCACTTCCAATTAGCTGTAGATCCAGTAGTCTATCGACACTCTGGCTTCCGCTACCGCTGTCACTACTACCACTCGACATAACTAATCTCTAGGATAAGCTGAGTTAATAAACCTCTCGTTAGCGATGAATTGCTCTTTGCTGCGCTCTGGCATATCAAAATCTTTAAACCCTTTACGGGTTCCAGTCAATTTCAATGTTACTTTGTTTGGTCGTAAGAAGGAAACTGGTAAAGCATCTAATATAACTTCATTGCCCTTAATGACTGCTCCGACTGGCCCTAGCTTGTCTCCAGATATTCCGGTGACTACCATAGAGTCACGTTCACATACTGCTAAGAACCTGTCATCGATTCGGGCTACTGTCTTGGCTCCTTCTAATGGCACGTCCCTCATCACGAACTCAAAGAGAACCTCATTGGATTCCATCGTGAATAACGCGCCGTATCCTTTGTCGTGCCAGTCCATAGGCACAATAGCAGTAGACTTATCAGAGCCGGAGGTAGAATCTGAAGTAGAACCGTTAGAAGACTCTTCTTGGATTCCAAAAGCTGTTAACCAGTAAACGTCAGTAGATATGTTCTGATCTAGAGATGAGATCTCATAACCCGCATTATTAGCAGCCACATTACCTATCTTAACGTAGAACTTTCCGCCGCTGTCATTAGGTAAATTTTGTTGAGTGGGAGGTGCGCCATTCTCATCATCCCCTCTAATATCGCACAAAGTTACACCGCCCGACGAATCAGTTTCCCAATAAAGATAAACATTCCCACGAAAGTCTAGTGTGTAGAACTTGTATCGGTTCTCAGAAGAAGAGAGATTAGATGGGACTATAGTCTGTGGGTTATTAACACCAGTCTGGGACACTAACCCGTCCGTATTGAATACCATCCGGTTGATCTGGTGGACCAGAACACCGAAATAGATGTGGATCTTCTCGTTAGGAGCAGGACGTAAAGCAAACGGAAAGGGCTTGTAGGCCGGAGGTTCTGGGACAACTGAACTTGTTGAGACCAAGTCAGCGTCTGAAAGTGCCACTGTGTAGTCACTCAGACCTTCGTCCGGTATATCGTAAGAGATAGGGACTTCTATATCCAAGCTGTTATCTTCAGAACTCATGACGGTGGGTAGACAGTCGTTGTCTGCATCAACCAACCACCCCTAAAAGGTTTGACTTCAGAGGAAGCCACATGAGGCTCCCAACTTGTGACATTCGTCGCCCCTTTAGTATACTGTGCGTTAGTCAGTTTCCAAGTCTCATCATTAGATCCGGTGCTGACCGTAAAGTTTACTGCTCCGTGAAGTGTCGCCGGTATGTTTAAAGTGAATAACGGATTTACGATTTCGATCTTTTCAGGCTCCGGCTTCTCGTCTGCTGCGACTCCCGCAGGTTGGGTAGCCGACCAACTAATGTTTACAACAGCTCTGCACGGTCCTTTGAATGCACCCTTCTCATACTGCACTCTCGGAAACGTTCTCTCCCCACCTGACCTCAACTCCCAGACATCAAACTCTACTCCCGCCAGTATAGGAGGGAAATAATACGTAATAACAGTCTCGTATTGTAAACGAGCGCAGTCATTTACCGAGTAGAATCCCCCCTCCTCTGGACGATGGCTTGTAAATTTAGAACCTAGATCAATAGTATTCAATTGATACCCATCAGAGAAGTAAGTCTGTAATGCGGGATCCCCTAACGAATACGTCTCATAATCTGAATCAATGGATGATATAAGGTCGTTGATATCCCTAAAGTTTCTAGGCGCACTAACAAAACCTCCTACTCCTCCATTGGTAGTAAGTAACCCAAGTAAAACACACTCTCCATTTATGACTAAAGTAGCTGGGCTACCGGAATCCCCACCTACTAGGGTTTCTGACCATGTGCTGAGATTAGTAGCGGGAGATATCTGAAAAATCCCATACGTGTCCGCTGGATTATCGTAATCGAAATCTTTGAAGTCGAGGTTTTGGATTTTCCGTATGTGAGCTTTTTCTTCTGCGTCAGTTTGCAACACTAAAACCTCTTCCGCCTCAGCAGGAGGGGTCGTCCATTGATTAACATAAGCAAGAGTCCCGAATTCGTCTAGCTGGAAATATTGATAAGCGTCTTTAGGTAAAACTTTAACGATATCGATAGCAGCAGGTAAGTCCGCGTCTAGTAATGCTATACCGAAATCACCAGCACCATAACCTCCTGATGGGTGGTTTTTTACCGATAGAATTTTTCGGGCGTAGATTTCGCTGTTCCTAGAACAAAAATAAACTACGTCATTAACTGCATATGGGTCATGCTCCGCATATAAGACGTGCCTTGGTGTTATCGCTACGCCATTGTGGAATTTACCGTCACCCTCGCTCCCTAGCCTATTGTTATAAGCAACAAAGCCTGTAATACCTTTTAAATTATGCGCCCAACAGTTAGCGTTACGCACTAAACTCGGTCTGGTTAAAGGATCAGAGGCATCTAATGAACCTGTAGCATAGGTGCTGAACAAGTTCATGTCTGATGGATTCTTGTTAGCTATAGCCGCGAGAACAGAGCTTCGCGCGTTTGTCTGAAGCTCTTCTCTATCAGAGACAGAGTTACACTTAACAACCTCCTGCTCCGTAACGGAATACCAATTGTCGGACAGCTGTTGGGCAGTCCTTACGATTCCGTTATTCATGCCCCAATAATCATTATTGCGGTTCTCGACTAAATACTCGATTGTATTTACATTGTCGGGCTTCTCCCCTTTGTGGTAGAGAGTCTGCTTTATGTAATTAGTCGTCCTAAAGAAATCATCAAAATTCAGTTTATACAAAGGAACCTTCTTTACATAGACCCTCTGCTCAACCACATAAAGCCCGCTAAGTATTTTATCACTTATAGGAACCTGCTTGCGCTGAGACAACACATAAGTCCCGTTGAACTTGTTAGCCGGAACGTCGGGCATCGCTGAACCCATAGCTGGAAGTTCTGAACTAAATTCACTACGCCTAACTACGTAATCTCTCGTGACTGCATCAAACTTTGTGCCGCCGATATCTGCTTCACTGAATGACCAGTTGTCGTTATCCTGATCAAGCTGGTCCGCCGCATAGTAGTAACGGTAGTAACGGCTCTGCTCGTCTACTGATTGAACATAGACTAACCGATGATCTGGCCACTTCTTATAGTCAGGGTGCTTACTACCGTATTCCGGTATCTCTGTACCGACCCGCTCTGCGTCTACAGACTCAAAGAATAATATGTCGTTGACGTTCGGTGTAGGGAACGTAACGACTGACTGTCTCTGCGGTGATGGGTTAAGAGCCATTATCTTTTAGGTTTAGCCTATACGCCAGTTACTACCATCGTAATATACAGGGACATAATGTGACCCACCACCAGCTACAATAGCACCGTGATGTGAAGATAGCGACTGGTTAGAATCATTAACAAATGCCCTCATACCTGCGGCGGGGGATGCTATATTTGATAAAGTACTGAACGGGTATACTGCACTTTGGACAACTCCAGTAACAAGAATCCCACTAGGGGTTGTTTGTAAGAGGGGCGCATTATCGTGATATATTGATACCGATCCATCTGCTACGCACGCGATGAAGGTCTCGCCAGTATATTTCTGTAGGTTCAGGTTGGCTGCTCTGATGTTTAAATTACCCGTACCACTGTCGTCTATGTAACTATTAGAACCATCATGGTAGAGTTGGAGATCCTGATCCGCTCCAAATGTTACTCTACTATTATCTGGCCAAGTTGTATACCTAGTTCCTGAAGAGGCTAAACCACCATCCAATCTAAAATATTCTGCTACACTACCAGACCCATTATCTGCGTAATAAACTATGTCTGTATCAGCAGACAGAGTACTTATAAATAAGTTTCCTGTTAGATTATTTACTATCGATTGAGTGCCGTCGTGGTATAACTGTAGGTCGTCACCACTACCTATTTTAATTTTACCTGAGTTAGCTCCTGAAGTGTCTTGGAGATCAATATCACCACTCAAATAAATGCTCTGAGTTGTGATACCTGTCGCACTCGTCGCTAACTTTACCACATTGTTGTAATACAAATTAACAGCACTGTCAGGAATAAACTCGGCCATGTTCTCGCCGTCTGTCTTTTCTATAGTGATTGTAGTATCACCTTGTATAAACAAACCGCCTGTACCTGATTCTTTAATGTAGCTGTTATTTGAGCCGTGGTATATTTTTAAATCCTCACCTGCACCAAAAGCAATCTGAGAACCGTCTTCCACTAGCTGATCGCCTGATATTGTCAGTAACGATTCAACTTCCGCTGTGTCACTAACCACATTACTTATGTTAATGTTACCCGTCCCGTCACTAGCTGTGCTACTAGTAATTACATTAGGGCCAGCCGCGCCGTCCGCACCATTAGTTCCATTAGTGCCGTTCGTCCCATTAGTGCCATTAGCTCCAGCAGGTCCAGCAGGCCCAGAAGTCAACGTAAGTTGCCAGTTGTCTTCAGTTACCGCTAAATTGTGACGGAGTGTTTCTGTGATCTCTACAGCCATTATATGTCAGTTACGTTGTTCTCAACCTTTACGTCTCCATAGATTAATCGGGTCGTTACGCTAGAAGTGTTCTCAAAACGGAACATATCCCACTTGTAGTTGACATTCCCATCAAGCTTTAAGCTCTCCGCCTTATTCAAGGTCGCAGTCAAAACACCATTGACCGCATCCGTAATAACACAAGAAAAAGACGCAACAAGAGGTTTACCTCCGTCGCGCCTGATCTCAGCAGTGAATGTGTCGCCAGTTATATTAACGACCGCATTACCACTCGTCTTAACAGTCAACGTAAACGAGTAATCCTCGCCACGACTTACAATAATGTTATGCTTTGCTGCTGCCATCCGTCATAGCCTTTTCCACGGCAATGACGAAGCCTACCTTATCTGAGTCGCCTTGTCCAGCGTCCGGTTTCATTGGGCCGCCGTTCACAACGTAGGAATGAACCGTGTCCAGATAATCATTGGCCAGCGTCACTTTTGACTGAACCCACGCTTCTGAAAGCCTAGGCGAGCCACAGCCACACTGTTGCAGGAGAGCCTCAACATTAGCTTGCACATTAGAAAGCTGCTGATGGATCATCTCCAGATCCTTCTCAGCATTTTCATGCTGAGGAGAATCTTCGGATTGGTATACGTCGTCCATTATTCGTCGCGGTAAACTTGAAGGGCAAACTGGTTAGCAGTCATATCCCCTAAACCACCTTGTTTAGCAAGTAGCTTTTTCATCTTTTCAAGCTTACCTCTGTCCATGCTGGACTTAGGGTCAAACTCAGTAGCGTGAGTATTCTTGAACAGACCAATAGCTTCTTCAGTGTAGTCAGTTTCTGGTTCTTCAGAAGCTTCTACCCCTGCTTTTACTTGGTCTGAGATACCTGCTAGTATGTCGGAAAAGCCACCACTTTCTGAAGGTTCTTCTTCCTCAGACGCGGCAGCGCGTTCAGCATCTTTCCGATCTCGGATAGCTCTGATCTTTTCTTTGTTACCTGCATACCTTTTTTTCCGCTCTTCTAGACTTTCTTTAGGTTGAGCTGGTGCTGATGATGGTGGACTATCAAGTTCCTCAATGCGCTTATCCATTGCCTCAAGCGCACTGTCATACATTTTTTCTTCCGCTGTTTTAGAGTCGGAAGCCTGTGACAATCCTTCTCTAGCTAAACCTGCGGCGGCGGCAAGGTCAGCGGCATCAAAGGGTATAAGAGGGTTGTAAGGGATCTTCGCTGAAGGCCCCTCTTCTCCTAAACTAATCTGAGGTTGATATTTGTCTGCCAACCCAGCTCCTTTTTCAACTAAGCCAGCTACCCCTTCTCCTAGTTCAGCAGCTCCACGCTTTATCGCCCCCCTCGCTCTTGATGGAAGAGAAGCAACTTGAGTAGCGTCGCGGCCTACTGACTGAACCAAATTAAGAATCTCAGGGTTAGCTGCAATTAACTTTTTGAAAGCATCGAATGTTTTAAAATCTAATGACATAATAATTGTTTCTGTAAAAAAGAACCCCGCTACCCGTTTTAGAGACAGGTAACGGGGTTCATGTTAAGTGTTACGTGATTCGGGATTAGGCTGGATCAAGAGTTGCCTGAAGAGCAATAGCGAGTTCTGAAAGCTTAATCGTTTTAGCTTTTTGCTCAGAGACGTCATAGATCTGGATCAGATCGTCTCCATGAGCGCGAGTAGCTACGTCTGCGGTTACTCCAGCATTAACTCCAGCTAAAGTTGAGACCTGACCTGTTGGTGCGTCGTCTAGTGTTGGCATAATTCTATATAAGTTACGCTAAGTAGGGGCAGCGAACTACCCCTACTCAACTAGATTAATTAGGCAGCAGGAGTGCTGGAGTCACGCTTGAAGAGGAGAACATAACCAAACTCAGTCTTAATGGGCTTGGTAGCACTGGCAAGAACACCACGGAAGAATCCGATGGTTCCGTCAGGGTTAGTAATCTCGTTAGCGATGTTCTTCCAGTCAAACTTACCACGGTAGTTGACAGGGTCGAAGCTGAGTCCGTTAGAACCACTCATTGGATTAGGAATGAGGGCTTCGCAAACTTCAGGGTGAAGAACGTAGGCTGCTTCAAACGGAGCTGACTCGTATGAGGGGTTAGGAGTAGCAATTCCTCCAGCGGATACACTGTAAGGCGCAACAAGTGAGTAGTTAGAAGCATAACGCGGAGCGAGGTCATCAACAAGGTGGTAGAATCCTCGGAAGGACTTCTCGATACCGAGTGGAGCGATCAGGTCACTTACCTTAGCGTTGTTGTAGCGAACGTCATCACGGAATCCGGCTTCGGTCTGGAGCTGATAGGAAGCCTCAGAAGAAAGGACAAGTGAGAACACTGGGCGACCGTTTTCACGACCGTAAGCGTTAGAACCTGCACCCCCACGGATAAGACTGTAGTAGATCTTATCAAGGATTGCGTTAGATACGTTAGCAGTAACAGCCGAAGTAGGAACTTTAGCAATAGACTCTTGAGCGGCAGTAATTGCGGTTCCAGTAGCTGCACAAAGAACTTTGTTGTCAGCGATGGCGTGAAACTCATCACGGTAGCGGTTTTCCCAAGTGTTGCGGGTAACTTGCGTCATGATGTCCATGATAGCACGAAGCTGGTCCTGACGGTGTGCGGCGAAGCGGAGGTCTTCCAAAGAAATCTTCGGGGACTCAATTACGGCGCGTTGCAACGAGAAAGGCTTGAGCTTCTTGTTGAACTGAACGAACGAGCGTCGGTCGGTTCCGGCGGGGTTATTGTCAGTGACATCTTGCCCGTCACCGCGACCGCCTTGAACGTCCTCAGCAGTGTCATTGACATTAACTAAGTCTCCAGTATTTGAAGCTGGGGTCTGACTAGAGAATGTCCCACCAACATTAGACCATGCGCCAGCTCCAGCAGCAGTGGTTCCTGCGGCATCAGATGTCGCAATAGCGCGATCATATACGAGCGTGGTCTGCTGGTAGCCCATTCCATCAGGAAATGCGGACTGCTTAGTAAGGTCCAACCAAGGAGAGGTGTGGAGCGTGCGTGAGTAGATGTCGCTGCCGATGCGGTTGGCTTCTTCAGCGAGAATAGTGTTGATTGAAGCGAGGCCGGTAGACCCCAAATTAAAGGTAGACATTGTTTTAAATAAATAAGGGTTTGCGCTTCCAGCCAACGTGGTCGGAAACTAAAGAGTTTTAGGGCGAACCTCTTAGAACTAATCAATGGCTAGAGCAACCTGAGTTTCTATGTGCTTTACCAGTTGTTTAGAACTATTTAAGGCTAGAGCAACCCAACTGATAAGCGCATATTAACACTGTCTGGCGATCTGTCAACGGGGTCACACAGCACCCAAAGCAGCGTTCACTCGCTCTTCAAAGCTCCCATTTTCAGGAACTCCAGAACTAGCGGCAGGGGCTTTCGTCTGACCAGACATCGCTGGCTCCGCATCCTCATACTCAGCAAGACGATCAGTCAATGACTCGACTTCTTTCCTCATCTCAAGATACTGCCGAACAACCGTCGGGAACACTTGGGCTGAGACCGCATTGTAGGCGTGGTCAACAGGATGGAGGACAGAAGGATCAGTCTCTGATGCCTTCTGCTGGATAGCTGACATGTCAAGACCTTCGATTCCTTTGAGGAAGGGCAACTTTTGCTGGACTCTTTCGACGACATTTCTTGTGATATTCTGCCTAAGTTGGGCTTGTTCCGCTGCTGTGGCTGCTTTCTGCTGCTCTTCAAGGTTCTTAGCTTCCGCTAATGCAGCATCAGCATTCTCATAAAGCTTCTCACGCCTCTTAAGAATCGGGTCAATGTCTTCCATGATCCGATAAATCTTAGCCTTATCACGGTCACTAGCATTTGGCAACAACTCACCAAGTTGTTCTTCCTGTTCTTCAGGATCGTCTAACGCTAATATGTCAATCAATGAATCTGAATCGACTTCATACTTGTCAGCGATCTGGTCAGCCTGCTCAACAAGAGCTTCCAACGGCTCCGACACTATCTGCTTATAAGCAGGGGTCTGCTCCAGATTAGTCAGAGCTTGCTGTTGTTCATATTCAGCAAGCCTTTCTTGTAGCTGCTCAACGTCCTTACTCTCAGCAAGTCCCGTCAACTCCTGAATCTTCGATTCGTATTCCTTCGATTGCTGACGCAACTGCTCCAACTCAGATCGATTTGTCTTTAACTCAGTCTTGAGTTCCTTAAAACGATTAGCCGCTTTAGGGGTCCACTCGTCGCCGATGTCTTCCGTTAAATTTTCGATTGGGTCATCTGATTCCTGAACCTCGTTTCCTGTATCCTGTTCCTCAGCAACTGGTTCCTCTACCACTGGTTCGGGTTCTGGATCAGGCTCTGCGGCTGGCTCCGGTTCCGGTTCAGGCTCTGCGGGTGCTTGGTCAAGGTTAGCAAACGCTGCTTCTAACGATGCTTCAAATGAAGTCGGTTCAGCGGCATCGGGTAAAGCATCTACATTAGTTGGTGCTTCTACGGCTTCAGTGGCCTCTACGGCTGCTTCTACAGGTGCGTCCATTCGTCTGGTTGGTTAGTTTTTGTGGTGGAGGGCCGATGAGTCAGCTTCTCCAGATCATTAAAGGCGTCTCTGTATCCAGCATACCAAGCCAGTTTGTGGCTGTTCGCTTGCGGGTCTGCGTCCAACGACGTAACCGTTGGGCCAGATGCCTCTTTCAAAATTGCGATTGCTTGTTGTAGGGCAGGGTCGTCCAGTAGCTCCCGTAGCCTTGTAACCGACTTTAAATCTTTGAACCAGTATTCCAACTTAATTGGAACTGTGGCTTTCTTTTTAGCTGGCATTATTCTTGTTCACGAAACCTCAAGGCGGCTTCGGCATCGCGGATCGCTTGCTCTTGGTCGAACTTCTTCTGCTTAATAGCCATCTCAAGTTCAGCCTTCTGCTGCGTGATCTGCATATCGACTTGCGCCTTCTGTAGCTTCATGTCTACCTCAGACGCTTGAGGTTGTCCACCCCCTTCTTCAGAAATTTGCTGTTGCTCCCTCTGGATCTTCTCCAACGCCTTCATGGTGTTGTTGATCGCTTCTTCAGCATACTGGAGAATCTGCTTCGCGTTCGACACTACGGCCTGCAATGCCGGATCTCCAGCAGCGTATTGGGCGGTCTCGCTAATGTGCTGGTAAAGTGCCTGCAATGCCGGAAGAACCTGCTGCGGGTCAGCCTGTCCTTCGTTGATCGATTGCATGAACTGCTGCAACAACGGAACGTGTAACTGCAAGTGCTGGCCATGCATCTCGCTAGAGACAACCGGAACTGGCTGGCCTTGTTGCAACTGCTGGTTCTCAAGATAAGCAATCTTGGTATCTACCGTTTTCCTGTCGTCTTCTTGCGCCGGAACATAGCGATCCGCGAGGTCGTGACCGACACGAGTGCTAACGATGTCACGAGTAAGGTTGCGGCGACCAACGTCGTCGAATTGCCCACTAATTCCTTGAAGCTCGCGAAGCGAGACGAGTCTGTTTGCGTGCGATCCATTACCAATGGAACGAACTGCTTTGGTCTGTGCGACATCTAATTTCTTAATGAATTCTTTTTCTACGCCCCGCTTTTCACAACGGTCGAAGAAATCTTTAATCGCCGCATCAGGCCGCTTGACCTGAACAATACGGCGGACCATCTCGCGCATTAGGCGAGTCCAACTTGAGTAGAATAAGTTTAGCGTGCTACCACTAATCCGTGTAGCCACATCCATGTCCGCTACAACCTGCATCTTATTCTTGTATGGCGAAGTCTGGTTCGGTCCATACGGCGACATTGTGTCGGTGTTAAGATTCAACTGCTGCGTGAGATCCTGCAAGGCTGGTTGGACTGCTGTGCCTAAGTTCGGAATAGCCTTCTCAACAATACGCACGTTAGGCGACATCACAGCATACGCGCCGTAGAATGTGAAGCTGAGTTCGTCTAGAGAGCGTTGGTTCTCTGGCTGAATCATAACAGCCGACGCCAACATCGCGCCGTCAATCTGCTGGCAACGAAGCCTGTTACTTGTCTGGACGTGAGCAAAGATCCGCTGGCCGAGTCCTCTAATCGAATGATAAGTGCCGTTACTCCCGACTCCATAGGTGAAGAAGATATAGGCTTGTTCAGGAGAGTCGTAGCGACTGACCTTCTTGTATAGGAAATCTTTAGGACTAGACTCAGCGGAGATGTAGTGACTTACGCTACCGTCGATCTCACGCACCCAGTAATGCAATACGTCAACGGTTGGGTTCTGGATGCCGGTGTAGAGATCGTTGTTCTTGATCTCTGCCTGCAATGCCTCGTAGTCAGAATATGTATTGCCAGACGTGTAAGCGCGGCCCGAAGTCTTGACGTTCTCCATCATGACTCGCTTGACCTCTGCTACGTTCCAGCCGACCGCTTTAGCGGCTTTCTCGTTCTTAATGAAGTGGTATAGCTCGTGTAACTGATACTGGCGACGACCAACCGCGATGTCGATACCGTTCTCCGAAGCGGCTGACTGTCGCGGAATGAGTATGTCAGCGAAACCACCGACACGGAACTTCCAGTCTTCTGGTGAGTCAAAGTAGGCAATACCTACACCGTGCTTGATGAACTGCGTGCAAAGACGAAGGTAGCTACTGTGGAACTCTGGCCAGCGGCGGAACAAGTTTGTCAGCTCTTCCGCTACGATGTCCTCCTTTGGCTTTGTCTCGCTTCTCTCGCCCGTTGTAGCCTTTACCTCCACTAGCTTCTCTAAAGAGCTGTAGAGGTCAACGTAGGCCGAAAGAGAGATGTCTAGCAGACGCTGCGCTTCGCCGAAGTTCAAGTTGGTCTTGAGACCTTGACCACTAGCCGCTAACTGTGATTGGCTGTATGGGGCATTGCCGTCAAACATACTGTCAATCCGAGAACGGTTAACAGCAGACTTCTCATCAGCGCGGAGCAAGGTTGCAAAGATGCCTATAGCTGCTTTTACATCCTTGAGACGTGTTTCAACAGGCTTACCCTTTTCATCAAGGCTCCCTAAGTCGAGGCCGTCTAAGTCAATTAAGTTTGACATACTTGGCGAGTATATTGAATTGACGGTCAATGTCAATCATTTGGGTAAGCCTCCTCCATGATCTTCTCCATACGGACCCAATGACGTCTACCGTCCTCAGTAACCATCCTAACATACTCCTTGTTACCGATGTCTTTAGTCTCTACTAAGAACGGGTTATTGCGATACTTCCGAGGCGTCTTGCGGTATTTCCAGACTGCACCATATGGCGTCACCTTGTAGTCAGGGTAGCCTTTCACAATCTTCATCTCTTCATCCGGTAAATCGTGCGATTGATACCGCAACTCGTCGTGTGCGATCTGACGATACTTACCGTCGTCACACGTAACTGAAGACCAGAAACGGAGACCCCGCCACCTCCGTGACATCGGTTTACCTGACTTCAGACTATGTATATATCCTTCTGGCGATAGCGCGTAATTAGACGCTCCTTCTATTTGCTTCCACCCTTTCGGTATCTTCATGTGTTTAACTTGTTACTAACTCCAAAGGCCAGAAAAAAACTTTTCTGTCTTACCCTTAGTTCTATAATATATATACTATAGAACTAAAGGTCTGGAAGAAAAGTTTTTATTTCGACTTTTTCGCTCTCGCCTCCGCACGCTTTCGCAATATCTTGGCCCTGTTTTTCTTGTAATACTCTCTGTTGTAGTCACTTAACTGCTGTTTATACGTATTAAACTGACTAGGCTCCAGCTCTTCCATAATCTCAAAAGTTCGCTCCCTCCGACTTTTCGTCCGCTCATAATAGTCGTTTTGGTATCTTAGACGCTCTTTTCGATGTTTCTGGTAATACTCTTTTTTCTTCTTCGGGTCGTATTCCGGCATGCTCATACCCTACTAAACGTAGCCCCACCGTCAATTTTTTTCTAAATACGTATATGTATACGGCGCGCCGCGAGAAAAAAAAGCCGACCCTACCGGTGGCGTCTATCTAGTCCGCGCGCGAACTATTAATAACGAATCCCGAGCCACGAGCCACTAATCAAGAATAATGGTTCAGGGATTCAGGATTCACCCTTCGGATTGAAGGCTTGGGCAAAGGGGGGCTGTCTGGATCAGGAACCCTTGTAGGTACAAGGAAAAAGATGATTGCCTCCCTGTAAGGTTGAAGGGCAACAATGCCTTAAACAATAAACCAAATAAGCAAATGAAAAAGACAACTGCAAATGACCTCGTAGCCGCTATCGACCTAATGTTTGATAGCATAGACCAAGCATCCCTTACCCTATTCAACCGATGGGAAACCCTCGCAGCTGAAGGGGAAGACAATGCTGCCAGCTTAGCAATCTTTGAAGCACTAGTGGCCACTAGTAAGCGAAGCACGAATGCCTGCCCTTACTTCACCGAGATAGCCAATATGTGCTATCTAGCGGGATGGGAATGGCCTGACTTCAATGCTGATATGCTAGGAGCTTACAAGCTCTACCTTGATTGGAAGGGTGAGAAGATTTCCGCCAAGAAACTCAACAGCCGCGCTGGTGGATGTTGGGGAAGGTTCAAGAAAGATCCTGAGCTTTGGGGCGAGTATGTCGAACCGAAAGAAAAGAAGGCAGAAGATGAACTGGCTAACATCCTGAAAACCCTTCGCCGCGTAAAAGCGAAGCTGGAAGACATGGAACCTGATACGGATGCAGCTGCTAAGGTCCAATCTTCATTGGACGATATCCAATCCCTTATCACAATCGACTAGTGTCCACTAGTAAACCAAACAGACTATGAACGAAATAGCAAAAGTAATTGGCGAGTCCCTTCAAGGAATGAAGGGGCCGGAAGTCCTGCTAGTAATCGCTAGCGTATTAGCAATGCCTGTCTTCCTTTACATCCTTGTGATGGAAGCAGTCAATGAAGTAAAGAAACGTAGAAGTAGAAAATAACTAGTGACCACTAGTAAAACATGAAAGCGTTCAATTGCAACGATAGCCAGAAGAACTGGACCGACCTCATTCTCGCAGGAGAGAAGGTAATTGAAACAAGAAACACCAACTCCCTTGCCTCGCTTGTAGGCAAGAGGGTTGGAGTCATCCAGACTGGCAAAGGTAAGGCAAAGCTTGTTGGCTACGTCACCATCTCCAACGCCATTCGATACACTGACGAACCCCGATTCCGGTATGACGAACCGTTGCACCATGTTCCATGTGACCTGAAAGGTTATGAGTGGAACGGTGTGAAGTTCGGCTACGTCATGTCAGATCCTGAGTCGATAGAACCAACCGAGATACCCTCGACATGTAGAGGAATCACAATAAGAAACATATGAAATACACACACCCAAACGGGTTCTGCTTTACGAGGCGGGACAAGTGGGGAGCCTACATTGTAGAGCATAACCGCATAAGCAAGCCAACGCCATGTGGCCGTGGCTTTTATTTAAAGACAAAATACTACCACTGTGTAAGCAAGGTAGAAGCTGACGAAACAATATCTGAACTACTAGTGACCACTAGTAAAACAAAAACAAAAACAAAAACCAAATAGAACAATGCAAACAAAGAACGATAAAACAATACCACCATTCCTCTTCCTCCGCCCACACCCCATCCAACGTGATTGCTGCGGAGATTACAACGGATACATATCCATTCCTTTAGGCCATTGTTGGTATGGGAAGCACTACGACGAACTGAATGAATGGGGGTTTAGTGAAGGTGGTCTGACCTACTCCGAAGAGGAGAATAATAGGTGGGTCATCGGATTCGATACTGGTCGTATTGGCGGTCATCTTATGGACAAAGAAAAGGTCACCGAAAAAGCAGAACGCCTACTGGAGAATGCTGCTGACGCAGAACGGTGGGAGCGTGAGCAAGAGGAGGAACGCCGTATCGAACTAGAGTGCCATGAGAAACGAGAGGAAGGTCGTCATTGGTATAACGAATATACCGAAGCGGTGCCACTTGATTTGTGGGAACTGTTCCGTGCCATAACGTATGAAATATACGGTGAAGTAACTCATGACCGACTCATGGAGAGGGTATCCTTATACGCCAGAAAATCTGACAAGCTAGACGCCTATCGTATATACCCCACCAGAGGTGATGGAATATTGACTGCGGGTAGTAGCTTCAAGCTGATCGTAGGTATCCGATACGGTATGGGTGTTGATGATTACGACTCACCATTCGTTACAAATGAAACGGCTGCTTTGTTTAACCTCGACCCCCTCAACCGAGACAATGACAAGTAACCATTGGAACCAGCCTTACTCTGGAGCAGTCCCTCTTGATTTGTGGGAAGTGATGCGGGCCAAGACCGCTCAATACAATAAAGATAACCCGCACTACGAGAGGACGGTAACAGACACGGCTAAATACTTATGCCAAACCACAGATAAGCTAGATGCCTATCGTTTTTACTCAAACGAAGAGTGTAGATGGCTTACGGTGGGAGTCCGATATGGTAATGCAGAGCATGAGTATATCTGTTTTGAATTATCCCCAGAAGTCGCAGAGCAATTCAACCTCGACCCCCTCAACCGAGACAACTAGTGGACACTAGTAAACCAATAACCAATAACCAAATAGAATAATGCAAACAAATAATGAAACCGAACACCCATCTGTCATGCTTGCCGAGAGTAAGGAGATGCGTCTTTATATGGGAGAACTCATCAAGTTGAATGAAGGCTCATGTATTAAACCGACCTTCCTAACTTATTCAGATGATCTCATCGACCACTGCAAACACTATGGTTGTGAGACTGTAAGTGATTTCAAACGGACTCTCTTATGGGAGGAATACTGGGATCTATACAAAGAAGAACACGGCATCCGACCACGTTGGACGAAGTGGACTGATCGATCTCTCGAAGAGTGGGAGAAGACAGTCGAAGAACTATACTAGTGGACACTAGTAAAACCAATAACCAATAACCAATAACCAATAAGAAAAATGAAACTACTAAACGCCGGAAACACAAAGACAATCAAGGGAGAAGCAATCGGATACCGCACTTACGGTATTCACCTAGCCCCTAGCAAGATATCAGGATATAATACCTGCCCTTATGCATCGAAGGGATGTGCCTTAGCCTGCCTCAATACAGCAGGCCGAGGCATCATGAAGACCGTGCAGCAAGCACGTATCGACAAGACCAAGATGTTCTTTGAAGATCGTGAAGCCTTCATGGAGCAGCTGATCAAGGAGATCAGGTCCAGTATCAAGTCAGCTAAGAGAGCCGGACTCAAGCCATGCTTCCGACTCAACCTGACATCGGACATCTCATGGGAGAAGCTCACTGTGGTAGGTGAGAAGACCAGCCTCTTCGATAAGAGGGACCAGACAATCTTCGATCTCTTCCCTGATGTGACCTTCTACGACTACACCAAGTCAATGTCTAGGGCTAAGGCATCCCAACGATTGAAGGGTGGCTGCTGGCCTAGCAACTACCACCTCACCTACTCACGGTCTGAAGTTACCAATGACGACTGGATCAAGAAGCTGGCCCACATGGGAGTGAACACCGCAGTCGTGTTCCGTGGTCAGCTACCTGAGAAATACTTAGGGCTTGATGTGGTGAGTGGTGACGAGACAGACCTTCGGTTCCTCGACAGGAAGGGTGTGGTCGTGGGCCTTACTGAGAAGGGGCTGGCCAAGAAGGATGAGACAGGCTTCGTCGTTGAGCCTGCACTTACTAGTGTCCACTAGTAGAAACCCATACCCACACAGCGTCTATGTCTCGACAGGCATCGACGTTGTAGGGTGTGCGTTGTTTCACGTTGAAACTGACGACCCAAACCAAACCAATAAGAAATAATGAGAACAATAAAGAAGGCAATCGCCAACACAAAGAAGACAGTAGCAACTAAGATCCGTAACGTAGCGATCTGGTTGTTTAAAGATGAACTCAAGAACATCGTCTTATCAGATGGTGTGCTTGACTACGAAAACCTAGCCTTGTTCATAGATGAGAGATACATCGCCGAGCATATCAGAGATGAAGACGTGGCGAAGCACGTCGAGGTAGATCCTGATGACGTAGCATACGCTATGGATATCGATGACGTGGCATCACACATAGACATGGATAGCATAGCCCATGACATGGAATACAACGTCAAGCAGGAGTTGAGTGAGTCGCTCGACGATATGTTGGGAGACCTGCTCAAGAGTGCCTCGTTCAAGATGTCGATCTAAAAACTTTTTCTCCAGACCCTTAGTTCTATAGTATATATATTATAGAACTAAGGGTAAGAGAGAATAGTTTTTTACCCCGAATCCCTTACCATTTACCTTGAATCTGGTATCGGAATCGGCTGGAAGCTAGTATCTACGGGGAAAGAAAATAAATTTGACACAAGTTAGTCACAACCTATTATCAATTAATCCAGCTGAGAGAATAGTCTCAGCACCAAACAAAACCAAAACCAAAGAAAGAAACCAATACAATGGAAACAAATACAACAATAGAAGCCATCAATGAACTCGATACCGTCCTCGTTCCGCAAGGAAGCGACTACAAAATGTATCACGGACTTGAGGTAGAGTCGGCGGGTGAGTTCATAACTCCTCGTGATGCCAAGCGTCACGGTGTGTTCCACCCGATAGAGAAGGCCCGTGTCCACGCTACGTTGGACGGGCTGACAATCCCGTTGCCTAAGCAGCGCGCTCTCATAGCGAGGACGCCGGACGACAGGCGTGTGCCGTTACACATGGCGACTGATAAATATTCGGTCATCAAGAACGAGGTGATTGCTAAGGCCATCAGCAAAGCGTTGAGGCGGACTGACTGTGATTCCACGTTGTCGTCGATGGGAACCCTCAACAACCTGAAGATGTTCTTCATGTCGTATAAGATGGGTGAGTATGATGTGAATGGTGACAAGCATAACACCTACCTGAACGTGACGAGTGGTCACAACGGGGAAGCTCTTCGGGTCTTCCTGTCTGGCCTTCGTCTTGTGTGTAAGAACTCAATCATGCAGGCTCTCTCCAATGAGAAGGGCTTCATTAATCTGAAGGTCACCCACCGTGGTGATGTGGATGTGAAGTGCGCCGACCTATCGAAGAGCATCTCTGGTCTGATTGAAGGGCAGCGTAAGCACATCGAAGCGATGGAGATCCTCGCTGCCCAGAGGGTAGCCGAGCAGGACATCGATGCCATCGTGGCAGGTTACTTCTTGCAGGATGCCATGAAGACTGAGAAGTTCTCAGCCCGTACCATGAACACCGTATCCGGTATCACGGATCTCGCATTCGGTGGGAAGGGTAACCGTGGTGAGACATGGTATGATGTCTTGAATGGGGCCACTGAGTATTGGACTAGTGGTGAAGGTGTTGGGGTCCGCACGTCGAATGCTAGTAAGGCATACTCAAGTGAGTATGGCACTGCTGCCAAGCACAAGACACGGTTCGCTGACTACCTCTTGTCTGCTGATGAGTCTTCTATTGAGGCTGGTCGCCGTGTCCTTACTGCAACCCTTAGTGCTTAGTTAATATGATTGTAAACGGTCAGATTAAATGCACCCAGTATCGTGTATCTCAGATCAAGAAGCTGTCTGCTGAAGACCAGCGTCTTGTGTTGAAGGCATTCAACTCGTTGATCGCCGCGAACAAAGAGCGTGTGTCGTATACTGAGTTCCACCGCAAGCTCAAGCCTGCCGTGAAGATAGCCTCGACTGTCGTGCAGAGGGGGACACCACAAGCGAACATCTTCTCATGGATTGGTAAGCTTGTAGAGGATGAGCATGCTGAAGTGAAGGACTGGTTCTTCGTGTGTCATGGGCCACCAGAGAACCCGTTCAACCTCAGTCACTAGCCCCGCCGTAGGCTATGGTCTTCGGGCCATAGCCTTAGTCGGTGTTGGAATGAACTAACACCTAGTAGAAATAAACAAATGAAAGAAACTGATATGACAAACGATAGTGCAGGCGTGCCTGTAATCCACATGAATGGCTCTTCTAAGAATAGCCTCTTGAAGGAGTGGACCACCTTCAACAGTGCGTTAGAGGAAGCCTGTGACAAGTTCCCGTTCGAGAGCTTCCATCCACGTAACCATTACGTAAAGCAAGGAGACGGTGAGGGAGAAGCAGAGGCATACAAGGCTGAGATGTGTGAGCATCTCCACGCTTTGAAGCAGTGTGTTCAAGAAAACGTGGAAGGAATTTGCAGACAATAGACTGATGAAAGCAGACGAGAAAAGAATACTGGCCCTCGCAGAGGGGACACAATCGGATGACGTAAGGGAGAGTGACATCCCCCTCGTTCGGGCAGGACTACTGAGCCTGACTAGTTGTTACGTTGAAGACGGCGGACTAAAACGTAACTGGATGTGGGTGGACCCCCACCCTGATGCGCTTCGCTACATGAACAAGAACAAGCGGCTGACTCCTGCCCACCGTAGGACGTTACGTGCTACCGTTAAAGGTAAGATCCGCCAGTGTGATGTGGACTACGCCCGTCAATGTATTGAACCAAAGTATTAGTATGAAACAGGAGACCAGTATGAAACTATGCTCCGGCTGTAAGCAGGAGTTGCCTGAGATTGACTTCAACAGAGACGCTTGCAAGCCAGACGGATTTCAGACGCAGTGCCGTGCCTGCAAACACAAAGCACAGCGAAAGGACTACCTTAAAAAGAAAGATGTCTACGCTGACCGAAGGAGAGCCGCCTACAAGAAGTCACCCGAGAAGAAGAGCGCACATGAAGCCGTGAGGCGGGCGATCAAGAAGGGTGTTCTTACGAGACCTACATCTTGCACCAAGTGCGGTAACTCTCAGATGAGAATCGAAGCACACCACCACAAAGGCTACGCAGAAGAGAACCGCTTAGACGTTGTCTTTCTATGCACCTCTTGCCATCGAGCAAGCGAGTAAACATTTAACCAAAGAACAAATAAACCAATGATAATAGAAGTAACCCAACGAGAAGTGTATGGAAACACGCTGACATACGTGGCAGATGCCGCAGTGCAGCGATCCATACAGAAGCTGACAGGACGTAAGTCCTTAACTGATGGTGACATCCAAGCTCTGAAAGAGTTAGGCTTCACCCTTAGACTTAAACAAATAACCCTTAACCTTTAACAAATAAACCAATGACAATAATGCCAATAGAAGTGGCTCATCTTGAGCTGACTCAACTACAGAAGTCCCTCGGCCTACTGGCCGGATGGGAGACGTTAAACTACCACAAGGAGAGCAACATGTGCTGGCTCTCTAACCGGACCCTAAGCCGTGTCGTCTATCTGGACGCCGCGAAGTATGGCCCGATTGTGGAAATCCTGAATGAGGTCGCTGACCTTGAAGAACACATGTCCGTATACATCGGACACAACCACACAGACTAATGAAGAAATTAACCCACCGTGAGGGTGAAGCCCTCGCCTCACTAGCCCGAGTGAAGGATCGCCTGTATCCTAACTACTACAGCGGGACCGGAAGGTTCTCAAAGAAGAGTGCAGACCATGCGCTCTTCCTGAAGAACCTCCTCCTTCGCCTTGGCTTCGTGGAAGGCAAGCATTTCGAGACCGGTAACGACTCACCGAGAGGTGGGTGGTCCGGTGAATTCGTATCTCTTCTTCCAGCTGGTCGTCGGCGGAAGGTAATCAAAGACCAAACAGAAACTAAAACCAAATAAAACAATGAGAAGAAATAGACATTACTATGCAATGGAGTGGTCACTTGGCCACAACGTGAGTGCTAATACTGGCAAACGGTATGGCGTAACCTACTACTCGTTTCCGCGTAAGGCGAAACGTGATGAGTTCTGCGAGGGTGGTGGTGACTTTACGTCATCGCCTGACTGGCGGGAGCCTGTGTCGTCGCAAGATTATGAGTTGATCACCGCCCTCAACGAGGGTGAGGTCGTCGAGGCAGAGCCTTATGCAGTAGCTGAAGACCCCAACGATTATTTCGATGGTGAGATCTGTAGTCGAACTGGAGTCTCTAAAGTAGATGGGACAATGATGCTCACCTTTGAAGTCGATGATGGATGGGCTGCTAAGAAGAAACTATCTATCGATCTGAAGGCAATGCAGTTCCTTGAATGGTTCGGTAAGGAAGACATCGACAACCTCAAGAAGGGGATCAAAGAATACGTAGACTCGCAGTAACATGAACTACCTACAAATCATTGGCATCATATTGTTGCTACCCTTAACCGTTGTGGTCGTCTCCTTGAATGCGATCAAGACTGAAGACCGCCGCTTCCGTAAGATGAAGGAACGTGCAGATAAGAAAGCTAAACTGAACAGATGAGCGAGAAGAAGTATTCCAAAAAGTATCTTGATGATCTCTTCGAGGGTAGGATCAAGAGGCTCAAAGGTCAGCCGACTTACGTCCGTGATCACGTAAGGGTTGTCCTAAGTGAGACCTCGAAAGAGTATAACCTGACGCACCCTATCGAACTGTTCACGAACACACGAGAGATGGCGTATGTCAAACCTCGTCGAGTTGCGTTGACCTTAGTTAGGGACGTAGTCGGGTTACCCTTCACGGGCATAGCCTCCCTCTTCGGATTCAAAGACCACACAGCTCCCCTCCACGCTTACAAACTTGTAAGGGCGGAGATGGAAGCTGGCCCCGCCTTATGTAGGACGGTTCGTAACATACTAGAATGTGTCGATAAGATACAGGCTGAGGTAGAAGAGGATCAGTCGTCTAGTCTGTGATACCTAGCCCTCTTGTTCTTCTCTTCTAGCATAGGAGAGATACGATCAGCTAGCCCCCTTTGTTGGAGTCCTTCAAGGAACCCGACATTGGGGGTTAGTCTATCTGATATGCCGACTCTAAGGAGTCTTGCTTTATCTTTCCCGATTCCCGCACCCTTCATCATGTTGAACTGTTCCCTGTCCTCGATGCCTAGACCTTTGAATCCTTGCATCACGGTATACATTTCCTTGTTCAATGTGATTAGATCATCTGCTTCATCGTTGTAGATGTCGCGGATCTCATCTTCACTGATGGGCTGGTCGCTATACATGCGATACTTCTTAGACTTCACTTCATTCACCCGATCCTTGTGGTCTCGGATGAACCTACGGAACTGAGCTTCCTCATCCACATCGTGGATTCTGAATGGCAGTGTGCCACTGAAGAACTCACCAACAGGCGAGTCGCTTAATTCTTCGTAGTCTGTCCCCATAGCTTTGTATGCGTCCCATGCATCACTCAACAGGCGCGGATTGTAAGCTGTGTCCATGACATAGGCGAACCTCTTAGCGAACGCGACAGAGAACCCGTCCACCTTATCGATGGAGATCGGTCGGTCTGTCTTGGCATCTCGGTTATCCATTGCGTCTTGAACAGCCCCTGCAAGGATCTGTTCATCGAGATACTGGTCGAAGAAGAACCCTTTCAGGAATGAACCAACTGCGCCATCGGCGTTGCCTCTTGTTATTTCTTGGAAACTGCGCGCCACTGGATCAGCCATGATGCTGAATGGGTTTACATAAGTCAGGTCGATTGACTGGAGTTCGCCGTTCCACCTATAGAAGAAGAACGAATGCCCCCTCAAGTAGGACGGCATTGACTTTCTAAGTGCTTCGTCTTCGTCGTTACCAATCCCTGCCATAAGCAGTGCCGCCGCTGCTGGTAGTCCTAACGAGAACCCACCTACCATTGATGTCATGGCGATACGTCTCCGCTTACCTCTAGCTTTTATCAATGGGTTATCGCTAGCCATTTCTTCCTTCGCCAGCTCGTATGTATTGAACACGATACGTGGCACTTCCGTTTTGAATCGGATGAACGGAGCGAAGAGCATACCGTAGCTAGACTTTGATAGCTTACTAATGATCGGTGGGGCTTGGCTCAATGACTGGGCAGTCCGCTTAACCTTGTCAGCTGCCATGCGTTTCAGGATATCTTCATTATCTTTCACCTTCTCGGCGAGATCTGAATCAGGATACTTAGCGACTGCTTCTTTTAAGACGCCCAGCTCGTGCTTGTAGTATTGGACTTTGTATACTCCGTCGATGTTAGAGGACAGTCTCATGAGTGCTTCCTCTAGTGACTTAACCTTCTCTCTAGTCTTTGTAGTGACTCCTTTAACTCCTGATGCTTTATCGTCAGGAACCTTGTCGAGGATGTTGTTGAGCTTATCAAGGAAGGTTTCACTCTTACCGTCGAGTAACTCCTTGATCATACCAGCACGAAGCTCGTCACCAAATACTCCAAGACCTACCATCTCAGTAAGCTCTGCATCTATCTGGTCAGGATTCAGGATTCCTTTGATAGAATTATAAGAATCTGACATAGTCCCGCCCATTGTTGAGAGCGACACACCTTGAGCAGGACCGAAGAACAATACGTTTCCTAAGATGTTACGGAGGTAGAAACCAACGGAGCCGAGTGTCTTGAACAGCATCGACTTACCCGTTAGGTTCTGCATCACTTTAGCCATACCCTCTACGGTCTTACCAGCAGATGAGGAATCAATTCCTATTGGGGATGCCGTGAGGACTTCTCTTAGGTCTTTTACTGTATCAGCTGCGGCATACATACCAGCTAGTGGATCACCTTTGACTGCGGTCTTAGGATCAAGCAAGAGAACATAGTCCCCGAACTTTTCTGTGTCTGCATCTCTGTCTGCTTTGCTGATGATTGATTTGCTCTCGTCTCCCCACTTTACAATGTTACTTCTGAACTTCTGTTGTGCAGCTAGTGAAGACACGGTAGCAAAGGTTCTAAGCAGGAGGTTGGTGGCTGGCTCTCCTTTAGTAGACTCTTCTAAACCATATTCACCCATAAGATTTCTAAGTGCAATCGGCAGATCCTTCCGGCGTGAAAGGTTCTTCATGATCTTCTTATAAGACTTAGTGAGGGGCGTCCCACTTCCTTGGAGTCCAGTGTCATACTGCTGCACGAACACCTTCATGGCTTCAGTAGCGTCAGCCTCCGAGAGTCCCATCTGATTCGTGAAGTATTCGATAGCGAACTCACGAGCGGTCTGGAAGTCAGGATCTTCCAGAACCTTCTGAGCGTATGTCGGATCGTTGAAGATCTTATACTGTCTCGTAAGGTAGATCCCACCAGTCCTATCGATCCTAGCCCTAAGCTCTTCCGATATACCGGAATCCTCTTTAGTCATGATCTTCTGGATAGGTCGGATGAGTTCCTCACGCATCAGAGTGATCTTAGCAGCGAGGTCTGGAGACGTTTGCCTGATATCATCCAGTGCTTTATCAACGGACTGTTGATGTTCTGCGATCTTGACGTTCTCTAACTCTTCAATCTTCTTCTCTTTGATTCTGCGAGACTCTGCTTTCTGTTCTTTCTTTTGAACGTCAGTGAGTGAGTCATCTTTATTTATCTGCCTTACTGTAAGGCGATGTTCTTCCTCTACCTCTCTGTAGAATTCTTCTTTGACGAGGCTGGTGGGAGAATAACCTTGGGCTAGATTGATCTTATCACTCAACTCCTGAGTCATCTCACCGAAATCTCTTTCGATGATCTTATTGAATTCCGTGTGGAATGTTTTCAAGACACGAGTTGATGCTCTCTCAAACTCAGCGCGCTGCTCCATGATCCGTTTGACAGGTAGGTCAACATCTCCTTTGAAGTTTCTAGCGAACCAAGTCTTTGGAGATTTGTAAGTCTTGAACTCCACCATCGAAAGCTCAAGCAGCTTTGGAATATTAGAGAAGTCTACGTCACTTGCGGAGGATGCCCCGACTTGAGCTTGAAGAGCTACTCCTTCTGGCTGTCCTGAACCGATGTCTCGCTTCAATATCTCATTGAACTTGTTTAAAGATTCTTCAGGGTCGTCGGTGTTGAACTCCATCGAAGGATCATAGCTAACATAACCGTTCTGGATGAGAGTGACCTCATCGTGGATACGGATGAGCATCTCATCTAGAACACCTGAGCCACCTTGAGCGCGTCTGATGGCAGCGAGGCGGGCGAACATTGATCTGACGTATCGGGCGATAATGCTCAGTAGTGATGGGTCAGACGACCAGAACTCAGCGTCCTCTTCAGTAGTTGTTCCAGAGAGGATACGCTCTGAGTTCATACGGAGATGTTCCTCAGCGAGTTGCCTCCTGATGAGAGCGGCTTCCTCTACATTCTCACTATCGAGTTTTGCCTTTGCCTCTGCAATAGCCTCGTCGGTTCTGAAGTATGTCTCAGCAATAGAAGCGTAGTCCTCATCTGAGAGGGACTCCTCTAGCGTAGTGATCTCTTCAACAGTAAGGACGTTATAGGAAGCAGAGTGAATCGTCTCATGCAGTAGAGTCTTCTCTGCGTAGACCTTAGCTCCAACCATATCCATTCCTCTGGTCGCAACCTCAAAAGCTTTAAAGTCGAACTCAACTATCTGTATTCCATCTGAGTTGAAATTTCCTTGATCTAACCGAGCAATACTTCCTATGTCTAGAAGGGCTGCTTCCTGTAGAGATAGCCCTCTTGGAATCCTACTCCGTAAGTAAGCCTCAACCTCCATGATCTTACGACTCTTCTCAGACTCGAAAGTGACTGGCTCATCGGATACAGTATCATCGACCGCTTCTTCAGAGGTCATGCGGTTCTCTTTCCGCTCCTCGTGCTTGACTGTCTCCTCTTGGACACGGCTCAGGATGGAACTAGTTTCTTTCGCAACTCGCGCTGCGTCTTGTGTCAGAGGAGGGAGCTGTGCTAAGGTAGGAGACTTCGCTAGGTCGATGACATCCTGTAGAGCCTTACCGTATTCAACAGCTTCAGTCTTCGATACCTTACGCTTGCGGAACATGGACAAGATAGAATCAATGATCCTCTTGAAGAAACCACGCTGGTCAGCAGGAGCTTCCAGTGACTTGATGCTAGCTTGTAGCTTAGGCGACAATAAGAACTTAGCTAAGAACTCGTCGAAATCCACGAAGGCATCCTCCAGCATAGGATCTTTAATACCCTTAGCGCGATACTGTTTCTCTGCTAGCTTGTAGATCCGGTTGAGTCTTTCAACAGCCTCGTTCTGCTGGTCAGACCTCTGATCGGCATTTGATTTAGTTACATCAGACAAGAACGCGTGGACGTATTCCTCAAGCAGGACGTTCTCAAGTCCGAGCTTGTTACCTGTGTCGATGTTGATTGCTACCCGATGAGTTCCATCTGTCCGGTAGACATACTGACCAGCGAAGTTTGCTGGGCTATCCACAATATGGAAGTCAACTGAACTTAGGAAGCTCTCGTCTTCCAAAAGAAGATCGGCCACTAACTTGTGTGATGGATTGTCTGACTCAGTAGAGATAGTCTTGAGTGCCTCAACGACTGTGTCAGGGCTGTCATGCTCAAGGCCGAGCCTTCCGATCTCAGCTATGTTATCTGCTCGCATCAGCTTACGCTCCATCGGAGTCGCTGCTTGCGATGCTGAGTTCTGAGAAGCGTTGTTGTTCGCTCTACCGATAATCCTTTTCACCTCATCCCGTATCTCTTCCAATTCAGATTCGGAAGTTCTAGGGCTGATGATCCTAGAAGTTATATCTCTGAGGTTCTCTTTCTCTTCGAGACTCAGATCTCCTTTTAAGACGGTAGCCTGAATGCCTTTGATTATGTTCTTATCTTCCTCACTAAGTGCATCGAAGACATCCTTACCTTGGACTATATCCATCTGCTCTTTTACAGTAGACAAGCCTTCAATGGCAGGAACAGATTCTTTCTCCTGCTTTTTACGAACCAGTCTCCGTGCGTAACGAGTTGGGGTAGCTCCCCCTTCGGCGGCAATCTCCATGCCTTTCTCTGTGAGAGTAATAGGTTCTCCCCGCTCTTCTTCAAGTGCCATACGTTCACCTTCTTCATAAGATTCTGTATAGGCACGATACTCAGAGATAGACAGGTCAGGTCTGTATCTATCCTGACGACGTTTCAACTTAGCTAGGTAATTACCAATCCTGACAGGGTCTCCATCCCCGTAGTAGATAGACTCTAAAGCTATGCGAAGACTAGATTGTGGTGTGAAGTATTCGCTTTGCTCAACCGCCCTCTTAAATGCTAAAGCATTCTTGGATGATGGTGAATCATAACCCGCCATGCTTATGATATCAGCGACCCCCTCGATTAGGTTTTTGGTGCTAAGGTTAGGAACCTCGTCGATAGATGAGGTAGGGCTGTTGATGAGGATAGAATCAATGTAAAGAGCCTCTAACTCACCCCTCAATTCTTCATTCTCATTTACTTCTAGGATAGCACGGTCAACGATACTAGCAAAACTGTCAGGGAGCGAACCCAAATCGACATCCAACATATCAAGGCTACCTACTACTGCCTGAGCGTCAAACATTCCGATAGAACCTTCAAAGGAAAGATCATCTAAAGACTCGGTATCACGCTCCTTCTCTACGCTACCTCTCGTAATGCTCTGTTTAACATACTTATCAGCAGACAACCTTACAAGACCCATGAGGTCCGGCATCCTGCCGGTTTCCATGAATCTTTTATTGTTGACTACATCTTTGAGGAGGAAGTTCCTCACGTTTTCTATGGGTGACCCGCCATAGTTATCGCTGTATCGAGATATCAAGTCAGACGCTGCTTGCATACGCGCCTTCTTTATTTTTTGCTTACTGATTATACCTTTCTGAGTCCTTAAAGAACTTTCATCTACGTCCAGAGACATATGTCTAAGAAGTAGATCCACTCCCTTATTAAATTGCAAAGGACTTAATTTGTGGGTAGTGTTTTTACCTAGTTTCTGCTGATCAGTGAGAATTTCTTGGCGGATATTAAAGAAGTTAAGTAAAATCTCATACTCAATCTCAATCTCAGTGACGATATTCTCTACACTGAAGCCCATCGCTGACTCCAACCTTCTAAAAGATTCTCTTGAAGCCGGAGCCAATAAGTTTGTAACAGCCTTTATGCCCCTAGAGGAAGCAGTAGACCCGTCAGACAAAGTTACATTTGCCTCTGAGGCCAGAGGCAATGCTAAGGTAGCGAAGTCACCTACTGAGCGGAGGACATCACTCATCTTGTGCCTAGTCTTATTAGATGCCTCAATAGGCATACCTGTCCTTGGATTTGTCAGGCTAACTCCAAGAGGTAGTGTTGGGTCGGGCGCACTGAGTTCTTTATCCGTAGGGACATTCTCCACCCAGTTCCGATCAAAATCGCTGAGTTTGCTAATAGGGATAGTGATGGTCCTACCTCTAGCTAGAGCTAGCTTGTCCTGTATCTTTCTCCTAGCCGCCGCTTTTGCTTCGGGGTCTTTGAAAGGCGTGTTTTCTAGAGCTTTAAGCTCTTTTCGTAGGGCGTTAATTTTTACAGTATCCGCATCTTCAGCCTTTCTCCTTACAAAAACGCTATCGCCTGTCTTCTTAATGAATGAACCCTCAAGATAGTTCCCACGAGCAGGTGCCTTACCTTCCTCTTTACCGATAATAAATTTCCACGAGCGTATCTGCTTGTAGGCTGGCTTATCATCGGGTCTGATGAATTTAAGATTCGCTAGTGAGAGGAACGCACTAAAATCATATGGCTCCTCTGTTCTCCTAATCTCCTTACGGACTAGCTCAATTCTGTTCGGGTCTTTTTTATGTGGCTTCTGTAGCCCCAACAGCTGACCTGATTGAGGATCGAAATGGTTGGTGAAAGAAGGATTGAGAAGGGGGCTGTCCCTAAACTCTTTAGGGATAAAGACAGGTATGTCTCTAGCCAACATCTCTGTCATGGTTATAGGATCATTATTGAAGACGCCATTCCCATTTATATCAAGGTATCCTTTAACGGATAAATTTTTTCTTTTCCCTGTAACGGGATCGTAGTGCGTTACTTTCTTTGCCCCATACTTAGCAGCACCTGTAGAAAACTTATCTAATCCTTTCGCAGTGCTTTCAGTAGGTTGCAGGACAGGGAAACGGTTATATACCTCTCTAGCTAGGACTGTAGAGATCCTATCTCGCCCGTCATTTTCTTGATGTTTAGATAGGTCTACACCATACCTAGCCTGTTTCGTAAAGTTTACAGGGAATCCTTTTTTAGATAAGGCGAATACTTTATCAGCAATTTCACGCTCTTCTGTGGATAGGACTATCTCCCCATTCTCATCAGTAACTTCTTCAGGGTTAACTCCAGACGATAGGAAGTCTTTTTCGTTGTAGAAGTTCTTAGCTTGTTTAGGATCAGGGACGATATAGAATGGATCTTTTTCTTTCCGTTCTATTCTTTTCTTTAGCTTAGACTTCTTTACTACTTTCTTAGCTACAGTCTTCTTAGCAGCCTTCTTAGCAGCAGCAGCTTTCTTAGCAGCAGCTTTCTTAGCAGCAGCTTTCTTAGCTACAGCCTTCTTAGCTACAGCCTTTCTAGCGGCAGTCTCCTCAGCGGGAGTGGGTTCAGCCTCTTTTTGTCCTGTTTCTTCTTCAAGCTCTGCCTGAAGATCAGCCATCGTTTCTTCATCGAGGTCGTAAACTATCTCTTCCTCTTCCTCTATCTTCTTAGCTACTTTCTTCTTAGCTACTTTCTTCTTAGCTACTTTCTTCTTGCCGACTTTCTTCTTAGCCTTCTTACGAGGCTTACTCTTATCAGGTTCCTCGTTGGATTCCCTTTCATTAACTTCGTCAAGACTCAGATCCTTAGCTTCATCTGGATTATTTTTAAAGGCTTCTTCCACCGAAGCAGGATCGCCTTCAACTTCTGTTGGCTCTTCTACCACCTCCTCTAAGGTATCAGCTTCTGTAACTTCAGGTGCAGCTTCTGTAACTTCAGGTGCAGCTTCTGTAACTTCAGGCGCAGCTTCTGTAACTTCAGGCGCAGCTTCTGTAACTTCAGGCGCAGCTTCTGTAACTTCAGGTGCAGCTTCTGTAACTTCAGGTGCGGCCACCATCTCACGTAAAGGAGTCTGGAAAAGACGTTCAAGGACTGCTGCTGCAACAGGGCTACCATTAGCCTTGAGGTTTTCCGACGCACTCTGGGCAACCTCAGAAGTCATCCTATCAACCTGTGAAAAGGTGATCCCTCTCTGGCGGCGTAGAGCTGCACCAGCTTTCTGTACGGCAGGCGCACCAGCACCCATGATACCACCTAATACAGCAGCGTGGTATGACTGGCTGAGTCGTTCAAACATTGGAGTGTCTTGATCCAATGCGGCATCTTCGACGAACGAGTTGAAGAACTCATCTAGACCTTCTTCAACAGCTTCATCCCCGAAGTTACGTCCTACTGCTACAGCAATCTCCCCCGCTCTGGATCTAATCCTACTAGCTTTCTTCGTTAACGCCGCTGAAGCGAGTCCTGCTTTCTTAGCAGACTCTGCGATGCTCTTACGAAGAGCCGCTTTAACATTTGCATCAAGGTTAGTTTTGTTCGTGACGTTCGTCATCTTGCTAACCACCTTAGTCATGTCACGGAAAGTCATCCCGCGAAGCAGAGCGTCATCAAGACCACCCCTACCGAGTGCTGAGAATCCACCAGTAATAATTCCGGTGATAGCCCCGCTCATCATACCTGCACCCAAAGCTTTGTCGCGGATCTCTTCGTCTGACATATCTGTATCAGACCTAAGAGCATTGGTGATGGCACCGTAGGTAGCAGCACTTGATCGAGTAGCCGCCGGAATAGCAGCAGCACTCGCGATACCTGCCTTACGGACGACTTCGCTGTTGAATTCCTTCAAGACATCCATCGTTAGGTCGCTGTGACCTTTTTTAACTGCGATGTTAATCGCGTCAGAGAGTTTACCTTGATACTTAGCTCCTTTAATTCTGAATACAGACCTTGGAACACTCTTAACTACGTGGTTGACGTAAGATTTAGTGACTGTCTTAGCCACTGCAACGGAACCAGACTTCGCTGCAACGTACGCAGCTCCTCCTGTTCCGAAAGTTCCGGCTGAAAGGAAGGCGGTAGCCGAGATATCCGTAACCATAGGGGCGATAGTCTCACCAATCTCGCCAGCGTATCCATATTCCTGCCCAAAGAGGCGAGCAATTTGCTGCCTGTCAGAATTCTTCTGAGCAACGTCGGCCAAGTAGTCAGTAGCCATCTTGTTACCTGCTGCTGCTGGAATAGCTGCTGCCAGAGTCCCGATAGAGTTCACAAGGGACCACGCGATTCCCTTTGAACGCTGGGTAACGAGGCTGTAGTTGTCTTCGTCCTTCAAGAAGTCATTTAAGATCTCATGATTCTTCTTACCTTGGTTGGCTCCTTCGATTAAGGCTTGGCTCCATTGGTCTTCAACAGCACTACGCTTAAACATCTCAGAGTAGTCTTCAAAGCGGTCAGTAAGGACTGACGTGCGAGTCTGCCTAAGAAAATCTTTCTGATTATCGTCTAGAGTAGATCCTTTAACCGTATCGTTGAAGAGATCTTCGTTTGCGAGAACGTCGCTCGCCATGATTGGCATACCCGTCGAAGAGATGCGGAGGTTGCGTCCAGCTTCTTCACCAGTATACTGGTCAAACATGTTTTGTGCTGTCGCACGTTCAAGGACCGCGTGGTCAAAGGCTGCTCCAATCTCTTGAGCAGTAAACTCTTCACCTTCCGGTAAAGCGTTCGAGCTGTTGACACGAAGCATCATGTCTGCGACCGCTTCGTCGCGTGTCACATCTTTTGCTCTAAACATAGCAGAGTTCTGCTCCCGTTTCTCAGAAGAGAAAATACCTACAAATGCATCACCAAACGCGTTAACCACATTAGCCGCTTGGTCCATGAAGCCTTCATCTTCTTCGCCAGCACGGAGTTCTGCGTGTGCCTGTAGGAGGTTGTTGGTTTTTTCATCGCCCCTAATCAACTCAGACATAATAGCTGAAGCTTGACTATAGCGAGAAGCTTTGAAGGCGGGAACCTTAGTTCCAAATGCAGGAGTCATCTGCTGTTGCGCGGCAAGCGCGTCAGATAAAGTGACTTCTCCCATCTTAGAAGCTTTCAAAGCATCGCTAAGGTTAGCTCCAATAGCAGCATCGCCCGCGACAATCTCACGGCTTCCGTCAAGGTTAGTGAAAGCAGCGAAGGCTAGCTCGCCATTGCGAACCATCTGCCTCTTCATGGAGTCATATTCCCGATCAGCGATAAACCCTGCGTTGGTTTTCAATCTTTGAACTTCTTCTGGAGGTAGACCGTCTGCTTCCGCAGTTTTATAAGCAGTGATAGCCTGCCAGCTAGAGCTTTTAGGGTCGATGCGAGACTGGATAATATCCATTTTAGCCTCTGACGATATTGCTTGAGGAGTAGTGAGAGAACTAAATGCGTCTACATCGCCTTCTTCAATGTCTCCTGACGAAACTAAGCTACCATAAAGCTCGTTCTGGATTGAGTTCTCGACTTCAAGAGAATACTCATTCGAGTCGAGGTGGGTTTTACGGAGGTAGTTTGAGTAGTCTACCTTGTTTTGGGTGCTGTCTGAAGAGACAGGTCTTTGCTTTACCCAATCTGAGTAATCTTGGAATTCAGTCATAGCTGAGTTATTTTAGGGTGATGTAGTGTTGTGTTTAACGGCCCATAGAGCCTGAAATTTTGCTTGCTGCGCTTTCTGTGACGGCTGAGGTTCCTCCCATTTCTTTTTGAGCAGCAGTTAATGCCGCACGGCGAGCGTCAAAAGCGGAAGGGAACTGTGAGGGATCAATACCGTATTGGTTAAGGAGCATAGTGTTGATTGTCTGCCACTGAGAATCAGTTTTAGCCGCGTCGCTGTAATCAATGTCATCGCCTTCACCAATCTCCATAGCAGTTAGTGTCTTCATATTAGCGACATTCATATCGAAGCGCGCTTTCTCCTCTTTATCGCGTTGCTCTGCGGTCTTCTCAGCTTGTGCTAGTTGCGCCCTCTTCTGAGCGTCACCCGCTATGCTGAGGTAAGCGTTTCCTAGTTCAGAGGGTTGGCTAGTCACCATCTCTTCAAGTGCTTTGACGTTACCAGACTTAGCGTAAGCCTCCATGATTTTCTGGTTTTCTGCCTCGCGCTTGCTATCTTGAGCCAGTTGGAGTCTCTGCTGCTTCTCCTTCTGCTCGTTATTGTATTTCTCAGAATTAAACTGAGCTTGGGCCATGCTATTAGCTGCTCCAAACACCGCAGTAACTGCGGGATTAGTAAGGGCGGAGGGCGGTAGCTGCGCGTAGATTGCAGCGATACCTTGTGTTTTTTCAAACGCATCTTTAGAAGGATCGTTCGCGAGACCTAGTTGAGCATCAACGAAATCAGGAATCATTTGATGGGCTTCGGCTTCGTTCTTAGCCTTGCGACGAAGTTCTTCTAACTTAAAACTCTGAGTCTCTTGCGAGATTCTTAGGTTCTCAGCCTGCATAGCGGCATTCGCCATCTTAGCAAGATGAGCTTGTTCAGGCATCTCAACTTCTCTTTGATACTGCATTTGTTGTGCAGCGTCTAGACCTCCCCTGAAGATGTCCTGCATCTTCAAAGCTTCCATTTCCTGAGCGATGTCCATTGTCTAAAGTATTTAGGTTAAGCGTTCCCGTATTTATACCCGCCAGCTTCCCTCTCGCGTATAAGCTCTTCCAATAATGAATTTTTTTTCTTGGCTACCCCCGCTTCAGCAGACGCCGTGGCTCTTTTAGATTCCATAATATCACCTAAGAACGACCGAGCCTTTTCAGCACGTTCTGCGGAAGCCATAGACTGTAGAACGTCTCGTTTTCTGTCTGATTGAGAAGTAATCGAAGGGCGATACATACCCATCTGACCCGCTTTTGCTAACAGTGGGGTAACAAGAGCAGAAGGGTCAAGCCCCTTTCTCTTAGCTAGCCTCATCATTTTGGCAGCTTTATTAATCATAAGGGTTTCGGGTCTAGTGATTGATTTGCTTTCACCAGCACCTCCAGTCAAACGATTTCGTGCTACGAAAGGTTTTCCAGCTGCTCGATCTTGCTGACCGAGTCTAACTTTCTGACCATAAGCACCTAAGCCACCACCTAGTTTTCCTTCAAACTCCTGAAGATAACCTAGTTCTTTCTCAGTCGCTCTGTCTTTAATCAAATCTTCTCTTGAGAAAGCTTTCTTCATCTCACCTTCAGTAAGGTTAGCTTTGCCGAACTTACCTTTTTCAAAGAGCTTCTCTTGGGCGGCTTCATCTAGCATACCACCTTTCGATAGCTTTTTGGCTTCTTCCATCAAACCTACCCGTGCCTGCTTCTTCTGCATTGCGGGTTGTTGTGCAATATCACCAAAAAGTTTACTCTTCTCTTCTTGTGGCATTGAAGTATCAGCTATCGTTTGCTTACGTAGCTGTCCGAGTTCTTGTAGGTCTCTTTCGTAGTCCCCTACTTTTTCTACGTCTGCCTGATCTAAAGCTTGGAAACCTTTGTCGTAAGCGTCCATTGCAGGTTCTTCAGCAGGTTTACCCACAGCACCAGTAGCCCCAATGGGGCCTGCTTCACCTAAGCCGCCAGAATCACCTAATCCTCCGGTTTTACCAAAGTCTTCTTTGCGTTTCTTCTCTTCCTCCGAATTTTGTAATCCTCCGGTTTTACCGAAATCTTCTCTACGCTTCTTCTCTGCCTCCGTATTTTGCAATCCTCCGGTTTTACCAAAGTTTTCTCGGCGTTTATTCTCCTCTTCCGAATTTTGCAATCCTCCGGTCTGCCCTAATCCTTGGGGCTTTCCTTGAGCTAGGCGTTTAGCAGCCTCTTTTTTCTGTCTCTCAGTCATGGTTACCAAAGTTTCTTGCAGGCCCAGTATCTAGCCGTTGTTTTATCTTTTGCAGTTTTGCAGTTGTGCCTAGCGCGGAAATTAGCTCTACGCTTAGGGTTCTTATGTTTTGTGAAATCACTGTAGTCGCGGTGGCCAAAACCGACTTTCTTTATTTTATCGCCTTCTTTACCTAAAACGACAAATTTTTTCTTAGATCCTTTAGGGGCGCGCTTAGGCTTATTAAAACCAGCGTAAGTCTCGCCGTGATATTGGATTCGCCCAGACGGCAAGCGTTTGAATCGTTTAGTCGCCACGCGACATAAACTACCAGAATTCAATAAAACTGTCAACGGAGGGTCTGCTGCGACCCCCACCTAAAAAACTTTTCTGTCTTACCGTTAGTTCTATAATATATATATTATAGAACTAAGGGTCTGGAGAAAAAGTTTTTTAGGCGAGTAGTGACGAATCAGGATTATTCAACGCACCACTGAGACTCTTAATCGTAGTCGCTTTCCTGAACCCCGCACCCTTTTCGTCTTTCGGTGGATCAACAGCCACGAGTCCTAAACGCTGGCGAGCGCAATCGAGAGCCAGAAATGCGGCATCAGCTAAGTCAGGACTACGACCGAACCGAGCTTTGAACTCTAATTTTGATTCGATCTTCACTTTAAGGGAACCAGTCTTTACCATATCGTAGTTTCTGGCGCACATTTCTTGGGCAAGATCTGACGAGATTCCGTAGATTTGCTGTGTCCTCATCAACTCTTTGCCGACGAACCAGAGTTCTGACACACGATTCGTGTAGAGTTCTTCGCCTGTAAGCTGGCTGTTCATGCTGACTCTCTTGTCGGAAGCCTTTCCGCCAAAGGTAACGCGCATGAACGAACTCTCCCATTCGCCAGCCAGAACGTCGCAGAAGGGCGCACCTGCTCCGGTGGAGTCGAGAGCTACGTTGTCAGCAGAGATATTCCTACGTTTACAGTGATCGATGATTTGATGGACAATCTGGTAGGTTCGGGGAACAGCTTTATTTGTGGCATCATCGTTTAAGTGGAGTGCTTCTCCTAACTTGCATACATACTGGCCATTTCGAGCGTATCCGACTTCTGCTGTATACATAATGGTTCTGTCACCGCCGTTAGTGAAAGCCGGATCGATTCCGGCAACGGTGGTTGGTTTATCAGCCCACTCTACGTCACCTAACGAACCACTATTTGCCATCTCAGCTTCGGAGTAGATTCCGGTTGTCTCGTCACTATCAAAGAAGATGGCTCGGACCATTCGCATATAGCCTCTAGACTCTGGCCCTAACAGCAATCGATCCTCCTCCAGCTTTTCGGCGGTAGGTAGCCAAGGATACTTAACCTCACCTAACACAATGTTCGGACTCCGCTCACCGTCGAGCCTGATATACTTACCGCCCCACTTCGTTTTCCACTCGTCAGCGGTTTGCGTATCAATGGCTTCCCAGCCTTTCTTTGGCTCTGACCAAACACCGAAAGCGTCGAATCGGCTATTCGGGTTGGACATGCCGATCATCTGGAAGAACGGGTTCTTAGAAAGGTTAGTCAGACCAGCCTGCAAGATACTTTCAGAAAGTTCTGAAAGTTCATCACCGATCATAATTACCCGCTTCTGCTTGATTCCGATGAATTTGCCGATTGCCTCGCGTGTTTTGGATTTCTCCGCTGCAATCAGAGAAAGACCTGCTCTTTCGATAAGCGTGCCGTTCTCATCAACATAAGCAGCGTTACCGATTGAATCCCGTATCTTGATCGGCGCACCATCGATCACGGACAATAAAGACATTACTGAACCCCATATCCTTTTTCGTGCTTCCCGTAAGGTGGTGGAGGTCATCAGGACGAGTGTGTCTCGTGGCTGGCAGAGCCATTGGACGATACCCCATGCGGCCATCGTGTGTGATTTACCGGATGAAGCTGAACCGCCAATCGCTAGATACTTGTCTTTAAGTGCAGCCCGAATCATCTTTTCAGCCCAAGGATGGCGAACCATCATCGGCTCCGGTAGCTCTTCGCGATTCCAGAGTTCGTCGCAGATTCTCCAGAAGTAGAACTCCTTAGCTTTATTATTAGGGTGGTGAGCGAAACCATACAGTAGAGCAGTGAGGAGACTGGTAGGCTGAATCATGAGTCCGCCTACGTCCATCTGCTTAGACTGTGGGTCGATACGCGGCTCTAGAACGCGCTTGCGTTTGTCTGCTTCGGAAGGCATAATTTAATGGATGTCTGAGAAACCTATTAGAGAGTGCGAGGCTGAAGCCTTACGCCTTAACAAAGAAGGTTACAGTAATAGCGCGATTGGTCAACACATAGGAGTCCATCGCAACACAATACGTAAGTGGTTAAAAAAGCACGGTGTGGACCCGAAGATGAATGGGAGCGTAGCGGACGGTAAAGTTCTAAACAACTTAATCCACAATACAAAAGTCAAAGATGAACATGCGGACGCCGACAAAGACCAGCTCAAAGAAGATATCGAAGAACACTTCAACGAGACTGTTAGTTCAGCTATTGTGGAAGAAAGGTTCCGTGCGTCTAAGGAAGAAGATGTGACTTTAGCAGAGATAGCAGAAGCGCAGAATACACCTGCTGATAAATACCAGCACTACATCGCGGCTGCTGGAATTAAATTGCTCCGAGATTCTATGAAGGGAATCCGCGCGCCGCGAACGATTCGCGAGATGTCAGAACTTGACCAACTCATCAGGCGTAACTTAGGACTCAACGCAAAAACTGGCGGCGGTAGTAGTAAGATGCAGATCGATATTTCTATCTTGAATAACTCCAAAGCAGATAAAGGCGGAGGAGCAATCAGACAGAAAAAAACGATTGACGCGGAGACCGGAAACGAGATTTAATAGTGTTGCAATGTTCCAAGACCGCGAACCAGAAGTAAGCCCAAAGTTCATCACAAGGATTGATGACGGCTCCGACTTTAGATTTCCAGTAGATACCGCTGACGGTCTTTGGTATCGCGTGAAGCCGACAACGGCTCGCGAAGTATTCTACTTGCAATCGCTTCCCAAAGGAATCAGGATTCTTGTGCCTGCCGAAGGTGACGGCCTTCTAGTTAGAGGAGATTCAATCCCAGCAAAATAATGAAACCCGAAACCCTATTCCGTTTACACGAAGAGACGTGTAAGAAAACGCTCGACATCATGCGGGCAAAGAACAGCGACTACTGCGGTGGTGCTGAGACAATCGATGCTCTTGCGAACTTCAAATCAGCGAAGTCGTTGGGACTCCATCCGGTTACAGGATTGCTGTTGAGGATGCAGGATAAATTGATGCGGATTAAGTCGTTCGTGAATGATGGTGAGTTAAAAGTAGCTGGCGAGTCAGTTGATGATGCCTGTGAGGATCTCGTGAATTACTCTATTCTCGCGAAAGCGTTACTCAGCGAGGAGCGTGAGTGTGGTACCTGTAGCAATCCTGTTTCTGGTGGTGAGTGTGACAATCTGTATTGTCCTGAGAAAGCTTAATGATCGTCGGAATAGACAACGGACTGGATGGCGGACTTTGCGCTATATCTAAATTTGATGGTGGCATCATCGACAAGATTCGTATGCCGACTCTTCAACGCTCAAAGAAGAAAGAGATTGATATCCGTAAAGTCCACCAATGGATAATGGACTTAAACACACCTTTTATTTTTGCGGTAGAAGAACCGCTCGCACACGCTAAGAGCAGCCAAGCGGTTCGATCAATGGCGATCTCGTTTGGTAAGTTAGTTGGGATGGCTGAGTCCCACGACTACGAAAACATAATGCGCGTGTCTGTTCACAAGTGGCAGAAAGTTATGTTAGGTAGAGTCCCTAAAGGTAGGACTAAAGAAGTTGCCTTGAAGCTAGCAAATGAGTTAGAGCCATCAGAGAACTGGCTAGCTAATAAACGGTGCCGGACTCCGCACGACGGCATGATCGACGCCTACCTTATTGCCCGATATATTTGGGGTAGTAGAAAAAGTTGAACTTTTTCTGGACATAGCCAGTCGCTTCAATTATTTGTCTGTCCATAGACAATATGAAGAAACTATATCCCAAGCAGCAAGAAGCTTTCGACTTTTTTTTAGCAAAGCATAAACTAGGACTTAATTCACTCGACACTAGTCATGTCGGAACTGGCAAGACTATCGTAGCTTGCCACCTCGCCAAAATTCTCAAGAAGCCAGTCGCAGTCATCTGCCCGAAGGCAGTGATCCCATCTTGGGAACGCGAACTCGCTGAGTGTGGTATGGAGCCACTGTTCGTTCTTAACTACGAGAAGATCAGGACCGGAAAGACAGAATGGATGTCTAAGCGCGGCAAGAAGATTATGTCTTGGTATCTGCCTGAAGATACACTAATGCTAATCGACGAGGTCCACAAATGTAAGGGGCCATATACTCAGAACGCGCAGCTACTTATTTCTCTCGTCACTCAAGGCTACTCTGTTCACGCCATGAGTGCGACCGCTGCCGAAGACCCTACTGAGATGCGCCCGATAGGTTACGCATTGGGCTTACATAGCTTAAACAAACCTGAAGGGGGACTTAAAAGCTGGTTTAGCTGGATGATGAAATTCGGTTGCACTCAAAATCAATGGAACGCGTGGGAGTTGCGCCGTAAAACAAAACTCAATGATCTTAATAAGGTCATGTATGGGAAGAATGTTAAACGTCTTACGGTGGACGACTTTCCAGATTCTTTTAAAGATAACCGAGTGTTCATCGAGCCTGTTGCCTTTGGGTCTGCTGCTAAGATTGCTAAGGCTTATAAAGATCTGGACATCACACCGGAGATCGTGACTAATCTTTTAGAGAATGGAACCGTCGAAGATAGTGATTGGGTTCTCGTTAATCTGTTACGCGCACGTCAATTAGCGGAGTCGCTCAAAGCTAAAGACATGGCTGATATGGCTAAAGATTACGTTGAGCAAGGACATAGTGTTGTTCTCTTCGTTAATTTTTCCGAGACGGCTTCAACACTCCAGCAGCTACTTGAATGCCCAGCTATTTTAGGAGGCCAGACTACCGCAGAAAGGCAGCAGGTGATTGACGACTTCCAAGAAGATAAAGAACACGTCATTGTAGTTAACATCGCAGCAGGAGGAACGGGTATCTCATTGCATGACATCAACGGTAACCGCCAACGGATCTCGTTGATCTCACCGACCTTCAACGTCAAGGATCACTTGCAAGCGTTAGGGCGCATTCACCGCAACGGAGCAAAAAGTGATGCTATCCAAAAGATTCTGGTTGCCAGCGATTCAATTGAAGAACACGTTATGAGGGTTGTAGACCAGAAGTCAGAAAATTTAGAAACACTCCATCAATAAAACAAAATGAACCAAAGCACTAAATACCTATCAGATGCAGAGAAGATACGCCTCAAGTTGCTTGAGGATGAGATCTACATGCTAAACCACAAAGTTGAGCGCACACTCAAGAAACGCGACTACCTCCAGCGTGAGGTTAAGCATATAAAAGAATCAACCACTAAAACTGAAGTATAATGGAGATTGAATATAAACCACTTAGTGAATATCTCGATTACGTAAAAGGGAGAAGCGAGGGTGAAGATATAGGGGCAGGTAGGATCATCAAAATGATCCTAGAACCGGACGAAATAACAATATGTGAAACAGTAGGGAGATTACGCTCTCTGATCGCTAGAAGTTCTCGCGTTAAAGACGCGAAAATGGGGGGCCAAGATGGCGCAGCGTCTGACGTGATGGGGATGAAGGCTGAGTATGCTTTTGCTAAAGCGTTCAACACATTCCCAGACTTAGGTCTGAAACCTAGAAGTGGTAGTCCTGATGGCTTCCTTAATGGTAAACGCTACGACGTAAAATCTACCCATCATTTAGATGGTATGCTTCTGTCCACTAGGAAAGTAAACCCTGATATCGATGTCTATGTCCTCGCTACTGTGAAAAATCGTTGTGTAAGATTTGTCGGGTGGGCCTCTAAAGAAGAATTGATTAAGGAAGATAATCTTATCGATCTTGGTTACGGAAAAGGATACGGACTTGATCAAAACCAACTAAAAGAATTACACCCTGAATACGGTTTCTAAAATAATGAATAACCAACCAGACCACCAAAGCAGAGGCCACGCGGAGTTTTCTCCGTCGAGCCTAAAGTATGTAGCCGCTTGTGCTGCTTATCAAGGACGCGATGGCACATCCGCCGCCGCTGAGATGGGGACTAGAATCCACGAGGCACTTGAGGTCTTTGATCCTTCTGCTCTCCATACTGAGCAGGAGCATGAGATATACGAGCAGATCGTTAAGATGGAGCAGGACTTCATGGCTAACTTCGGCGAGATCGCTGAGGAGCTAAACGAGATACAAGTTGAGGTTGCCCTAGACGGCACTGAGACATGGGGAACCTGCGACCGATTCCTGATCCTTAAAGGCGGTGACCGTGCCGTCATGGCTGACTACAAAACCGGAATCAGTATCATTGATTCGCCAGAGAAGAACTGGCAGGCCAAAGCATATACATGCGGAGCCTTCCAGAAGTATCCAGACATTCAGGAGATCGTCTTCGCGTTCTACGTGCCGCAACACAATGCGACCCTTCATCACACGTTTACGCGAGGCGATCTCCCTACTCTGGTCGAAGACCTTAGCCGTGTTATTAAAGCGGGCGAAAAGACCCGACCTAAGTGGGAGTCCGGCACGCCTGAGCTAGAGGAATGCACTCCAACGCAATACTGTAGGTTCTGTAAGCACGAAGATACTTGTCCTGCATTAGGTGGACTCGTTATTAGCGTAGCTAAGAAACTAGATACTACGCTGCCGGACATTGATCCAACTGACGTAGACAATCCAGCTAGACTCTCTGAGCTATTCAACATCGCGAAGATTGTAGAGAACTGGTCAGCGTCTATTAAACGCAAAACACTCGACGCCCTCAAAGACGGCGAGCAGCTTGATGGGCTTAAACTTCGCTCAATGGGGCGGACCCGAAAGATTTCTGATAATGCGACTTTTGTAAAAATTGCAGAAAAATACGGAATTGATCTGGACACGCTGATAGAACAAGTTAACGTCCCCCTCGCCAAGGTTGCCAAGAAAGTGGCAGCTGACGACAAACAAACTTTCCTCGATGCTTGCGAAGATGCAGGGATCGTAGAAACATCCGACGAGCGACACAGTGTCGCGACTCAATAAACCAAACCAAATAATTGATATTATGGCTAACACCAAAAACCAAGAAGTCGTTGCTACCGAGACCAACACCGGTCTCTCTACCAACGTAAGCGGAATCGAGATCGACATAGAGGACATCGAGATTCCACGTATTAACGTATGCCAAAAGATGTCTCAGTCTGACGCTCCCGTCGGATCGATTCTCTACGATAAGACATACGAAATCGCCCCACCGGACACTCCGGTTAAGACGATCACTGTCGCCGCCGTCAAAGGCTGGCGGGAGAACATCCCCTTCGATGAAGAGGATGTGCCAAGAATCGCTTGGTCAAAATCTGACGCCGATGCTATTGAAGCAGAGTCGGATTGGGAGATGACCGAGTTCGCTGAGATCACTCTCCTCATGCGCCAGCCTGAAGGTAGTGATAATGATGATGCGTTCCAGTTACCTATCGGGGACCACAACTATGCGTTGGGTAAGATTAATGTAGGTAAGAATGCATACCGTTCAACCTACAAGCGTCTTGCGACATTTGCCGCTCTTCAGTCTGGAATCCCTATTCATAGCAAAGTATGGAACTTCGTTTCTGAAGAACTCAGTAAGGGTAAATACACTTGGTTTAATCCGTCACTTACCGTGACTAAGGAAGAAGCCGATGAAGATGTTACCGCCTTTGTTAAAAACTTTCTCGGAGCGTAGTTATGACTGACGAAGAGAAAGAACAAAAAACCCGTGATCTCCTTCTCGAAGAGATCAAGATGCTCGACGGCATGATCGCTGAAGTCGAGGATCAGCTCTCCCAAGTCGGAGCCAACTT